TACTTTTTAATGTAACTTTAAGTTTTTTAACTTCTTTATCTAATTCTTCAAGTTCTACATTAATTAATGTATTATGAAGTTCGAACATTGTTTTGATTGTTATCATTATTCTTAATATTTATTTCTTCACCTTTACTAGATTTAAGAGGATATTCACCTCTTACAATACCATTACTAATTTGCATCAACATATCAACACCTATGGGGAAAATAGCATCATCTGCAAATCCATTATTAACAGAACAAACTTTAAATACTTCTCTAGGATTTTCAAAAACTCCACGAATCATAACATTACAAATATTTAAAGTATTATTAATATCACACAAATCTAAATTATTTATTATATATAAATATCCATCTATAATAATATAATAAATAACTCTACTATTATATTTTAAATGTTTTAAATAAGGAAATTTATCAATAGTAGTATATTTAAAACTTCTAAAACCATCAATACTTCCTATATAATTATATGGATTTGTATGACTAATTTTAGTTCTTATAGGTAATGGTATTTTTTTAGTACTTTTAAGAATCATATATTCTTCTTGTTCTTGAATACCACTACATATACTATTAATACAATCAAAATTAGCATTAAATTCAGTTAATAAATTAACTTTTTGAAATTGTATAGTAATAGTTTGAGAAAAATGAATATCAGATATAAAATTTCTATCTGCATCATCTCTTAAAAATTTAGCTCTCCAATCTATTAGAGTATCTTTTATACTTTCTTGTAAAGTATGATTAAATTGATCTCCTAATTTAAAAGCAATATTTTCTGCTATTTGATTTAATGTTTTCATTTAAAATAATTTAACTAATCCTACTTTTATAGCACCAGTATTTCTAATATTATTTCTATCAAATGTTTCAGTATTCCATTGATAACCACCTTGAATTTGCCAATTATTTTTACTTTGATATACTCCAAATAAACTAAAATCTCTATTAAAAGTAGCATCTGCACCAATACCTAATTTAATTTTAGGTTCATTAGTTAAAGTTTCAGTAATAGTTTCTTTAACAGTAATATATTCTTTTACTAATGTAGGGAATTTAGGTTTATAATCCAAATTTTGTTCAACAATTTCGCAATTTGAAGCGTTTATAACGGTTTTTATCTTTCCTGATATTAAAGTATCATCTATGGTATTGAATGAAATATACGCTTCCGAAATGCGTGTAATCGTGTCCTTAGTAAAAATTTGACCGGAATTTATAAATTTAGTTTCCCATTTGATAACATAATTAGTTAGAGTATCTCTTTTACTAATACTAGCATTACTAATAATATTTTGATAATCAAAATATAAAGTATCATAACGTCTTTCTAAAGTATCAATTTTACTAGATACTTCTTTATCAGTATAACCTCCTAAAGTTTTAATAATTTTAGGTCTTAACCAATCTTTTGCTAAATGAAATACAAATAATAATAAAATTATTATTATTACAATTCTTGCTATATTTTTAATATTTTTATTCATAATTATATATATTATTATTAATACTTTTTATACAATGATTTTCATCTAAAAAATCTAAAATAGTACAAACAATTATACCTATTTTAGATAAAGTACTATCTCTTTTATTTTTACCTAAAACACTACTTATAGTTTCATTAACATTACCAAATTTATAACCATTTTCTTTTTTTAATGCAATATTAAATAAAGTTCTGTAATTATGATTTCCATATCTATCTAAATCAATAGCTGTTTGTTTAAAAAAACCAATAATTACAGAACATTTAAAACCATATTTATAAATTACTGCAAAAAAATTAACTATAAATAGAATATTAAATAGTATATAAGCTATTAAAGTTAATAATATCCAAATCATTTATTTTCTTTTTTTAATTTAATAAATTGAATAATAGTCCAATGTATAATAGAATAAATAACTAAAATAACTCCACTATAAAATATTATAGAAAGAAATTCTTTATTTTCAATTTTAGCAGTATCAAAATGAATACCATAAAAAGTAATATTAATTAAAAAACTAATAAAACCTCCTAATATACCAGTAGCAATAACATCTCTAATATCAGGTTTTACTTTTAGTACTATACTTTGTCCTTTTTCTAATAGTCCTGCAATAACAGTAGTAAATAAAACAGCAATTATTAATTGTAGAAAAGTATTTCTAACATAACAAAGTAACATATTACCAATACCTATACCTAATATAATATGTAATAACCAATTAGAAGTTTGTGTTACATATTTAAAAAATTCAATAATTTTATTTATATATTTCATAATCTTAAAGTTTAATTTTACTTGCTTCAATAAAAATAGTATCTAAAGTAATATCTGATAAATTTAATACAGATTTAATAAAATTAACTGTATTACTATTACGTTCTACTGAATTACCGTATTCCCATACAAAATTAACTCTACTTTTAGTAGGTTCTTCTAATAAATTAAAAGCATTAATTACATTATTAATAATTTTCATTTCATTAAGAATAATCTTTAATGCCCATAAAGGAACTTCATTAGGAATTTCTCTATTTAAAAGAATTTCTTCTTCTGTTGCAGATTCATAATAAATATTATTATTAAAATCCCAAATAGGTTTTATTAAATTACTAGGAGGAGCATTAGGAACTTCTATTTGTCCATCAATTAATATTGTTTTAGACCCTGCTATTCCTAAATATTTACCTGTTATATTAACTATATGTTTCATTATAATTTAATTATAATTTCATTATAATTTTATAAAAATTTGTGGTAAAGAAATAGTTGCTGATAAACTATTAGATAAGATAGGATTATTTCCTAAATCAGTAGATTGATTAGCTACTACTAAAACATTATTTCTATTATTTGAATAGATTAAAGTATCTTCTAATACACTATTCCAAGTTACATTTCCTCCAACAAATGTAGGATTAGTACCTACTGTATTTAAACTTCTTAAATGTATACCTATCCAATAATTTCCTCTAACTAAATTAAAATTAGTTAGTAAATCTATTACTTTAGTTGCTCCTATAAATATACCATTTGAACTTATAACTTGATGAAGTTTAATACCTGGTAATCCATCATTACTATCATTATATATATAAAAAGTTAAATTAGAATTTGCTCCATTATTTTCAGCATTTTGTAAAATTGCAATATTTTTAATATTTATATCTTTACCTACTCTAAAAGGTATAAAAGTTACTCTATTATTTGTATTAGCGGCACTAGAACCTAAATTTGAAGTTGTAATTGTAGATTGTATAGACAATACACTAACATATCTATTTTTAACTCCAAATGAAGATTCATCTAAATCAACATAATTTTTAACAGTTGGGGTATTAGGATAAGTCCCTATTCCACTTGTAATTAAATTAGTTTTATTTATTACATTTTCAGGAGTATAACCTAATGTATTTTGTTTATTATTTAAAGCTGTTTGTACAGCACTTCCAATAATTGTTTCATCTACATAAACTTTTGTTCTCCAAGAACCACTATGAAAAAATCTAGTAATAATTCTACCTTCTCCATAATTAATTCCATTAATAGTAGCTATACCGTTAACTATTATAACTTTATATCCTTTACCCTCTACAGGTATAGAAGGATTAGAAATTGTACTATCAGCAACTATAATAATAGTTTCATCATTTATAGCAGTAGTGTTAGAATTTACTACTCTAGGAGCTGAATTTAAATTTAAAGTAACAGAACCATTAGCATCAGCAGTAATTCCATTAATATCTGTAATAATATTAGCTCCATTTACTTTAGCTACATCATTAGATAATAAATCTAAAACTCCATTACTTAATGTTATTGCAGCAACTTCTTTTCCTAAATTATTATAAAATATTAAATTAGAATTATGAAATTCTACATTTTTATAAAACTTTACAATTTCATTAAAAGTATTTATATCTTCTAATATTAAAAGTTTTCCTTCATTAGTAATACAAAGAAATTTAATATTATTAGTAGTTTTATTTCTATTAAAAATATTAATATTTGGAAATTGTAAATTACCTTTAAGTACTTTTAAAAAATCATTCATAATTAATTATTTAAGTGGATATATATGCTCTCCATATAAATCAATATTAGCAGATACAATACCATCTATTGTACATTTTGCTAATAAATCTATATTTTTTTCATTACTTAACCAATCATAATCAGTAGGATTATCAAAAAATCCAAATTCAAATAATATAGAAGGCATAATAGTTCTAGCTAAAACATAAAAATTAGATTCTTTATCACAATCTTTATCTGTTTTATCAGTTCTCATACGTCTGTTAGGAAAACTAATTCTATATCTATCAATAATATGTTGTGCATATATATCAGATAATGTTTGACCTTTAGAAGTAAATAATTCTGTTCCAAAAGCTTTACCATTAGCGGCATTATTATGTAATGATAAAAATATAGCACTATTTTTATTAGGATGTTTATTAGCTTTATTTACTCTTTCTACTAAAGATACATCTTTAAAATCAGTAGTAAGTACAGTAAAAATTACATTAAATCCTGCTTCTTTAGCAGCTTTAGCAATAGCTTTTGCATATTTATTATTTTCTAAACCTTCAAAAACTACTCTCCCATCAGGGAGAGTAGCTCTTTTACCAGGAGTAACATAATTACCTTGTTTATCTAATAAACCATGACCTCTATCAATTATTATTGTTGTTATCATTTTCTTCTAATTTAGATTTAACTTCTTTTTCTTCTTTTAATCTAGTTTTTCTTTTATTATGCATTTCTTCTATTTTATAACCAGTATATATAATAGATAAAATTAATACAATAATACTAAGAATTTGATTAATATTAACATAACTAATAATTAATCCAAGTAAAGATACTATTAAAGGTTTAATACTTGTAATAGTAAAATCTGAATTATCCATCATGTTTTTCTAATTGTTTTTTATTACTTTTACTTACATCTTGAACGAGATTAGATATACCTAAACCTAAAGTAAAAAAAGAAGCAGGAGTATCTAATATATCTAATCCTAAAAATACTTTTATTAATTCTCCTGTAGCAGGTTCTAAACTAATAATAATAACTACTATAATAATAGTAATTAAAGACCATATCCATTTTTTATAATTATGATTTAAAAAATATTTAATATCAAAACTATTATTTTGAATATAAGGTAAAGCTTTTAATAAAGTATATAATAATATACTTAAAATACTTAATGATAATTTTACAAAAATTCCTTCCATATAATAATATTTTAAATTAATTAATTATTTAATAAATGTATAATAATCCAACCTCCAAATTCAAAAGCATAAAAATCACTTAAATTTCCTAAATTATCATAAGTTTTAAAATTATTTTCTTCTTTATTATATTCAATACAATCATTTCTGCCTTGAACTGCTCCTTTAAAATCTATATAAAAATCTCCAGGAAAATCAAAATTTAAACTAAAAATACCAACTTCTTGTCTTGGAAAAGAAAAATCAATATCAACATTAGATGTTACTTTACTTATATTAAGTAAACCTGTTGCATCTTGGCTATTTACATAATAAACTAATTTAGTAAATGTTTCAGTATTAGAATTAGAAGGTAAATTATTAGTATATCTAACTTCTCCTTTAGGATTAACTACTAATATTTTATTATCTTCATTATCATCTGCTAAAGGAATTTTTAATAATTTAAGTGGTAATCTAAATATATCAAAAATTCTATTATTAATATTTAATTTCATAATTAAGTAAGTAAATTAATTTGACATAAAGCAATATTACTAATATTTCCATTAATATCAGTAAAATAAAAATAAAAATTAGTATTTAAAGGAACAGAAACAGCAATAGGATAATCAAAAACATATTGAAATCTATCATTAGTTTGTCCAGGATTATAATCTAATATAATAGTATTATTTGCATTAATAGGAGATAAACCACCATCTATTTCTAAAAATCCAATACCTGGTGTAGTTACAATAATAATATTTGTAGGTAATAATCCATTAGGATGAAAATAATTATTAAGTAAAGTATTCATTAAATTTTCAGTAATTCCAACTCTATTACTACCTTCAGATTGTAATTGTAAATTTATGCCAGTACTTTTTTGAAAAGGAGTAGTTATAATTGCTGTAACAATTATTTTAATCTCTTTTATATAAGTATTACCATCATTAATTACTGTTAATCTAAGTGTATAAGTATTACCTTGTTGTAATCCTACAACCGTAGGAAATAAAGTAGTATTATTATTTATAGTAATTACATGATTATGTGTAGATATTAAAGTCCAATTTATACTAGTTGTATTAATGTTAGAAGTTTCAGTAGCAATAATATTAGCTAATGTTATATTATTAGGTAAAGTTATAATATTATCTATTACATTTATACCATTTACAGAATTAATAACTACATCATATGTAGCAGGTCTTTTAACAGTAATATTAATATTACCAGTAGCACCGTAAGTACTAGAACCTATATCAGATACTTTAAAAGGTAATATATATTCTCCTTCTGGTTTAGTAGAACTAACAAATAATCCTAATTGTCCTTGAGTTATAATATTATAAGGAATATCTGTTTGAGAAGGAATACCTAATTCACTTATAATATTTAAAATATTAATATTACTAGGATAATTTTGAGTAAAAATAATATTTTCTATTTCATCATTTTCAGGGTCAATATAATTATCTAATGCTTGTTGAAATGGTATAGTTAAAAAATAATCATCATTAGTTTCAACTAATACATTAATATCTCCTATAGATATAGGAGGTAAATTTTCATAGGTATCTTCTGAAGATACTAATATATTTATTACATTACCTGCTCCTAATTGATTACTTCCTTCATCTGCAATATTATAAGGAATATTATATACAATTGGATTAGTAATTTCATCTACTTCAATAGATAATAATCCATTATAAATATCTGCAAAATTAATTATACTATTAGGTTCTACTTGATTATTATTTAATAATAATCTAATAGTATTAGGTAAAGTAAAATTACTAATTCTTATATAAAAAGGTGCATTATCTTCAGGGTCAGAATAATTATCTAAAAAATTATCAGCAGTTAAAATAAAAGTTTGAGTTTCACTTTCATTTATTAAAGGAAAAATAGTAATTAAACTAGCTTGAATAGGAGGTAAATTAATATTAATATTATCATTAATAACACCAGAAATATTATTATATAATTGTTCTAATGTATTAATATCTAAACCTAATCCACAAATACAATTTATAATTTCATTATAATTATAACTAGTATTTAAATAGTTTAATCTTATTAAATTATCTGCTTCTGATAATTCAGTATCAATATATTTTTCTGTAAAATAAATACCTAAATAATATAAAGCTATATAAAATTTATAAGTTTTTTCATTAGTATAAGGTTTACCTAAACTAATTTCTAATAATTCTTTACATAATTCTTTTGTTAATAAACAACTATTATTAGAAATAACTGTTTGTATAAATCTAAATAATTTAATATTATCTATAACATAAGAATTAATTAAAAATCCAGATAAATTATATCTATAAGTTTCTAATTTACTAAATAATTTTTTATGTTTTAAACAAAATTTAGCTTCTTTAGAAGTACAATCAGAATTATCTTTACACTTACAATTACAATCATCACATAAAAATGCTTTTAATTCTTTAACTAATTGAGTTTTTAAATTATTGAAATGATAAAAACCTATAAAAGTATTAGCAATACTAGAATCTCCTATTACATCAGATTCAATATTAAATTCTAATTTATATTTACCATCTTTAATTAATGTAATTTCTGCAACTTCATTAAAATCTTCTAAAATACCTTCATTAGTAATTTCAAATAAATTAGTATTACAATTATAAATACTAAATTTATAAGATAATACTACTAAATTATTAGTATTTTTAGTAATAATATAATTATTAGTTATTTTTTTTAAAGTATAATGAATATTATTTATTATTGTGTTCATATTAGTTTAAATTAAAAAAACTACTGATAAAGATAATCAGTATCAGTAGTTTTAGGATTAACAACAAATAAATAAAATATTATGGTTCAATAGGAGTTTCATCAATATAAGTATCTCCTGATAAATATCTAAGTAAAGTTTCTACATTATCAATTACAGTACCTCCTGTAGGAAATCCTAAAGTAATAGTATTACTAGCTACAGTCATACTAGAACTTGCAGTAGGTGATTCACCTTTCCAAGCTAAATTAAGAATATCATAATTTTCAGTAGCTAAAGATTCAGTAGGAGCATTATACCAAGCTTCTGTTAATCTTTCATAACCTTGATTACCTAAATTTTTAGAATGGTCTTTTTCAAGAGCTACAATATCAGCACCAAAACCATTACCTGTTACAGCAACAACAGTATTAGTAATTTCAGTACCGGCAAACATACCATCCATTGTAATAGAAATATCTGCATTTCTATTAGTAGAAGCTATAGTTATAAAATAATTAGAACTGGTATTACCTAATGTAGCTGTAAATAAAGTTTGAGATAATTTACTATTTTCAGCATTTAAAGCTGCAACTACTTTAGCTAAATAAGTAGCAGTACTTTCTCCTGCTAATTTAACTACATTTACATTTACTCTTTGGTAATTAATAGTTCTATTATAAGATTTATTAGTAATACCAATTTGTGCTTCTCCTGTAGTTTCTACATTAAGTCCATTACTTCCTGATGCAAGTCGCCATTGAGGCAAAGTAAAAGCAACATAGTCTTTCTTTTTAATAGAAGTAACATTACGTCTTTTAATAACAGCACTAGTTCTAAATTTACCACTAGTTAATTTAGTTACAAAATAAAAACCATCTACACCTACACAATCAGCAGGAGTAGCAAGTACAACATTATTAGTTCCTATTACAAGAACTTCTCTAGCGGCTAAACCTTCAATACTAGCAGTAGTTGAAGATTCTTTAGTTCCGATAGCATTAACAATAAAAACATTTTCCATAAGTTAAATTTAATTATTCAATTAATAAATTTTCTCTAATAAATTTTTCATAACCATCATCAGAAATAACACCTTTTAAATTTTGAGCAACATTATTAATTACTTCATCAAGTGCTTCATCAGTAAGTTCTGAATTATATTGTAAAAATACATCTACTTTACTAGGATAACAACGATATGTTAAATTTAAGGTATCTAGTATAACATTAGGTGACTTTGGTAAAATAATACTATTATTTCTTAAATAACCTATTCTACTTTCATCTTTATTACCTGATAAATAAGATTTTTTAACATGAGTTTTAAATTCTTCATCTATAATACGTAATTCAGATTCTAATGAATTAGTTAAATTATAAGTATTATTAATTTCTTGAGTATATGTTATGTCAAAATCTATTTCCCCCATAGAAAAAGTTATTTCGAATGGAGTATTAGAACTAATAATAAATTTATTATTAAATTTATCATATTTAATTTCATAACCAATAGGAAGATTTCGTTTAATACTATTAAATATTAAATTATTATAAATAAAATATTTACGATAATTAGGTAAATTATCACTAGGAAAATAATTTTCAGGTAAATTAACAGTATTAACTAAATCTATAATATCTTCTCCTTCTATTAGAGTGTCTAATTGACTTAATATTTCACTACTTAAATCCTCAACACTATCATCTATGGGGGAAAATGTAGCAATATATTTAGTAAAAGTAGAAATATTAATATTATTACAATTACAACACACATCTAAACTACCACTAACATAATATAAAAAATCAAAAGGAAGCTGTACAATAGCTTCCTTTTGATTTAAATCAATTACATTTAGAGGTACAGTTTTTGTTAAACTATTAATATCTTGAGTTCTTTTAATTGTATCATAACTTCCTTCTAATTTAATATTACTTAAAGGATTAATACGTTGTTTAACAAATTTTAATATTTCTTTATTTATAAATATATCTTTTTCTTGTGGCAAAAAATTACTATTCCAATTACTAGAAACTTTTTGTAAAAGTAAATCTATATTTATATGTAACTCTTGTGTAGTCATTAATTTAATTATTAATTTATACTAAACCTACTTCTTTTAATAAAGTATTTTTAATAGCTTTCATATTTTCTTTATCAGAAGTTAATTCTAATACAGCATCTTCTAAAGTTCTACCTATCATAGTTTGATTATAATAGTAAGCAGTAGTATTTACAGGATTAGATAATTTTCCTTTAATTACAGCTAAATTAATTAAATATTTAGTTTCCCAAGATTCATCTTGAACAAAAGAAATAAAATTATTAAGATTTTGACTAGATAAATTATATAATTCAAAAATCTTAATTAATTTTTCCATTTCATCATCATAATCTCCAGGAGATTCTTTAAATAAAATAAGAACTGCATCAATTTTTCTATCATCTCCTGTTAAACTTTGATATAAAGCCATTGCTTTAGTTTTATTTTTAATATCTTTATCAGCAGCTTTTATTGCATTAGATTTTTCATAGATATAAAATTCAATTTTAGGAGATTTACCAATATCTTCAAAATTATTAGCAACTCTAGAATGTTTTAAAGCAAAATTAAGAAGTAAAAAATCAGAGATAGATTCATCTAATAAAGAAGCAAAATTACTATTAGTATTAGTATTTAAAGTTACTAAAGCTTCATTAATAATTTCCATTTTTGTTTCTATACTAGAAACTTTATCTATTCTATTTTTAAGTAAACTACCGGTAACATTAACTTGAATTTTAATAGGAACTCCTCTTTTATGAGGTTTTAAAAATTCTTCATCATGAGGAACTTTAACTCCAAAAGAAGACCAATATTCTTCTACTTTAGCTTTAAATTCAGGTGCATTATGACTATGACCTACAATACTAGGCATAAAAGTTTTTTCTAATTCTCCTACAATTCCTTTTAAATTACCTTTAGTTCTTATATCTAAAGCAGCACCTAACCAATAAATTCTTTCAGCAGGGTCAAGACCAGGTAAACCTGTCATTCCGGGTCTTCTTCTAAGAGCTACTTCAATAGTAATTAAATGAGAATTAGTTTGTTTATTAATATTAGCACTTAAAATATCTTTAACACTTAAAGTATTAGGATTAATAGTTTTTTCAGGATTGCTTGTAGCTGTACCACTTTGTGCATTATTTTCCATAAAATTTATTTATTTTTATATTATTAAAAGTAAAAATAAGGCTACTAAATAATTAGTAACCTTATTTAAGTTTAAACCAAAAGTATTATAATGAACAATATAATGAAAAACAATGAGTATTTCTTCTAATTGCAACTCCTAGAGTTTTAAGATAATGGATAGCAGTTTTATCTTGTGAAGTAGATAATTGAATATCCATTTGATTACCTCTATAATCTCCGTAATTAAGACCTTTTAATAAAGTCATACCTTGTTCAATACCTCTAATTAAAGAACGACCTTTTTGAGTTACTAATTGAACATTATTTTCTCCATCATATACACTCATATCTACAAAGTGCATTTCATAAGAAGTAATAGGTTTACCGGAAATAGGATGTCTAGGAGCATTTTCAGCAGTACCTCCAAAATCTAAGTAAGGAAGGTGTGCAACATTAATAATATGACCATCTACGTGTCTAAATCCAGTAAAGAAAGCACCATAAACTAAATTACGTGGACCACCAGTAACAGTACTATTTAAAGCACCATCGTATGCAGACCATCCACTCATTTCATTCATAATAGCATTAGAAAATTCTTCTTTACCACCCATACCAGTAAATAAAGTAATATTCATATTATCAGTATCAGTAGCTCCATACATAACTTCACTTACAATACTTTTAATTTTTCTAGCAGTTAAAATACCATAAGTATCTCTATTAGGAATTTGAGCTTTAACACCAGCACCATAAGGAATAGGAAGTTGAGTATCAGGGTCTATATTCATAATAGTACCATTTTCATCTCTATTATATTCAGATTCCCATAAAGATTCTTCACAATCTTGTTTAAAATTCATCTCATGTTGCCATTCTTCAAATGGTAAATAGTAGCTACTTTCACCACCACCACTTTTAGGAAAATGAAAAGTCATCATACGTTGACTAACATTACCACCTACTTCATAAGATTTACGAAGAATACCTAATTGATTTTTAACTTTTCCAGGAAATTGTTTATTACTTTCATTTCCAACAGAATAACTTTCAGAAACGTTAGCACCACCTGACATAGCCCAAAGAGTATTTGGAGCAAGTTCACTTAATGGAATAAAAGTAGTATTATTATTTCTAATAATATCTAATTGATATCTATAACCATTAGCTACTTTTTCAGGTCTAGACATAATACGTGCTTTAATTCCAAGAGGAGAAACAATATTATGTTGATATTTTAACCAACGAGTTTTAAAAGTAACATAAACAGGAGTACCTCCAAGACCTGGTTTATCACCAGCTACATAATCAGTACTAGCAACAGCATCAGTACGTCTTAAACGACCAAATACAGGCCAGTCATATTCAACATCTTGAATTTCTACATATTTAACACCTTTTTTTTGTCCTTCAGTTAAAAACAAAAGAGGGAATTTTTTACTCTCTTTACCCATCATATGAGTAATAACAGGATTAAGAGTATCAGGATTTGTCATACGAGCTTTAGTAAGAGAAAGATTATTTGTATATCCTTCATCTCCAAAAGTTTCATGTTGTACAATTCTATAAGGAGCGGAGCCTTGTAAAGCAAAAGTACTGTTAGGTGTACCAATCATAATAAATTGAATTTAAAATTAATATTAATTTAGAGTATATTAAGCAATAGTATCAAGAGTAGGATGTACATTAGTATCTCTATTAGAACCTCCAGTTGTAGGTACACCTTTTCCTGTTTGAAATTCTTTTTTAGATTTTTCTAATTTATCTCTTAAACTAAGTACTTTATTTTCTTTAGCAAGAACAGCAACTAATTCAGATAAATTATATTTTTTAAATCTTAAAAAATCTGTCATTAATTGAAATTCTAAATCTTCATTTTCAATATCTTTCATAACAGCACTATTACCTTCTTTATCAATAGGTCTTGATAAATAATCAAAAAATGCTTGTCTTTCTTTAATAGGAATATTAATATTACCAAGTTTACCTTTAGTAATAGTATTATTAACTTTATCCCAATAATCTTCTACTTGTTTAGCTTCATCTAAAGCTTGTTGTTTTAAAAGATTATCTCTATTAGTTCTTTCTTCTTTTTGTTTATTATCTAAATAAGTAAGAGCAGTTGTTAATTCAGCATTAACTACATCATCTCCTCCTTTTTTCAAAGCTTCAAGTAAATTACTAGTATTTATAATTCCTTGTTTTTTATAATATTTATTAATAAAATCTAATTTAGCAATATTATCTAATGTAGTAGTATCAATACTTTTATAATCAATATTTTCAGCAGTAAAATCAGAAGGATTATATCCTAATTTTAAATGTTGATAAAAATCTTTCATAATAGGATTACTATCTAAAAAATTAACAATACTTTTAGTATTAGCAGTTTTAATAGCTTCTTGCACTAATTTAGTAATTCCTTCTAAATTATCTTCTACTACAAAATCTTGAGGTAATTCAATTCCTAATTGTACTCCTAAATCTTCTCTAATAACATCTACAATAGGTCTAGAATCTTCCTGAGTAATATTAATAACTTCTCCTTTAGAATTTACTAATTCTCCTTTATCATTTAAAGGTAATTTATCAGATTCAATATACTCTTTTATTTGTTCTGCTGTAAATAATACTTCATTAGCATCATTTAAAAGATTACCTTGTTTATCAATATTACTTGCTTTAAACATATTTAATAATTCAGAACGTAATCCTTTAGCATCATCTGAAATAGTTTCATTTGTAAAAGCAGAAATTATTCCTTCAAAAGTATCTAAATTTTCCCCCGTAGAAGGAGGTGTTGTATCAGGAGGAGTACTAGGAGGAGTATTATTATTACTTGCAGGTGGAGTTGCAGGTGGAGTTGCAGGTGGAGTATTTATAATGGGATTACCATCAATAATATCACCAAGACTAGGAATGGGGCTATCACTTTGTCCTTCAATAGGTTTTAGTTTATCATCCATAATTTTAATTATTTGTTATTATTATTTTTTTTAATATTAAGAGCTTTTTCTTTTATATCAGCATTTCTAGTATCATTTGCAATTTTATGGTCAGCTAATTTTCTTTCTACTTCATTAGAAGGTCTTTCTTCATTTCTACTATTATTATTACTTCTAATTTCAGCACTATCTACTGTTTTATCATAATCAGTATCAATTTTATAATATTCTAATTCACGATTCTTTTCATCATTTTCATTAACAAGTTCTTGTAATTTTATTTGAGCTTCTTCTTGTTGTTTTTGTAACAACATATCTTGCTGATTTTTTAAATCTTGCATCTTAGATAATATCTTATCAAGTTTATTTAAATTATTAGTACTATAAATAGAACTTAAACTTTGATAAGGTGCATTATTTTGAATAAGATTCATAGCTTGTTGTCTTATTGCAGTAATAGCTTCTGTATTAAGTGAAGCATCTTTTACAAATACTCCAAAACTAGCTTCTGTTCTATTAGAACTTTCTTCAGCAGTCATATTAAGAAAAGCTAAACTACCATCACTTCTAATATATCTAGCTTTTTTACCATTAATCCAAGCTATTTTACTATAATCTAATAAACCTGCATAATCTTTTTCAATAAATTTATCAAACTGTCTAGTAAGTTCATATGTAATAATAGCACTACGAACAATAGCTTGTTCTGTTACAGCTTTACCTGCATTTTGACCTACATCAGCATATCTTTGAGCATTCATACCAATAGCTTCCCAATATTCTGATTTAATAAATTTCATTATTTCAATAGTAGTACTAATATGATTACCTAAACCCATATCTACCGCTTTAATCATTTGAGCAGCAAAAGAAGCATTAGGAGCAGTTTCATCAACCCATAAAATACTTGTAGCATCAGCATGATACATAGTATTTTTAGTATTCATTCCTCCTTTTTTATTGATTAAACCATAAGGCATAACCATTAATTTATCTTTATTTTTATTAATTAATTTTTCTGTATTATAATGTAATACATTAACTAATATTTGATAAGGTAATCCTTCTTTAATAATAGATTGTAATTCACCTGTAAAACTTCTTTCAATAATACCATTATAAGAAAGTTTTTGACTACCATTACTATTTAAATCAGCTCTATTAGGTTCTAATGGTTTAGCATCAAGATAATAATCAAGACACTTATAAACTTCCATAATTTGACTTTCATATTTCCATTCAATACTAATATCACCAAGTTTTTTATCAAGTATATAAGTATCATCTACTTCCATTAATCTTTCTTGTCCTAATTCATCTAAATAAGTAAGTTCTCCATATTTTCTCCAAGTTCTATATTGAACATGAAATAATTCAACACCTGAAGAATTACTAACACCAAAAGCATTAGTATAATTAGCACTTAAATAATTAGTAGGTAAAGAAATAATACCATTACGTCCAGTAGCATGAATATCAGTAAAATTTACTTCAAATCCTTTTACTACTCCTGCTTCAAAATCATTAATTAATTCTTCAGGAACTCTACCCCTAAACATATCAACAACTTTAAATATAGGTATAATTTGACGACGTACTACAAAAGATTTATCTTCTACATATCTACTACCTTGTTCATTAGGAATAAATAATTCATGTGCAGGAACAGGTTCCCAATATACATCATCATGATTAACAGTTTTAAATGAAAAAGCTCTACCAGTTATAATCCAATCCCAATATAAATCAATATATCTACTATCTAAATCACAATTATATCTAATATAATCAATAGCATCTTGACCTGATATAACTCTAGTATCATTATATTTATCTTTATAACCTTGAACATATTCTTCTAAGGGGGGAAGGTCTACAACTTCTTGTCCAAAATCTAATCCTAATTGTTTTAATTCATTAGCAATTTGTTGACTATAATAACCTTTAATTAAAACAGATAAACCATCTTTATATATTACTTCATCAGTAGGATTAAAAGTAAAAACAGTATATTCATGACTCCTTCTACCAAATTCACCCATTAATAAATTAGCAATACCTTTAAGTATATTATAATTTCTTAATCTAGCACCATAATTAGGTAAAGAACCATCATTATTTTTTATGTTAAAAGGATTTTGAACATATTCATATTCTTTAGGATGAATAATACCTTCAATAGCGGCATATAAATTAGCAATTTCTGTAGTTTGAGTTCCCCAAGTACATTGACTAATATAATAATCAGCAGTTTCTTCAATATTATTCTTTCCGGTAACTTCATTTCTTTTTACTTTATCAGCATAAGAAAGTTTTTGTGGAGGTAATATCATTATATTAACTATTTAAAGGATTTCTAAAATATTCATCTTCTTCTTCATCAACAGCAGTATTAGTTGGTACTATATTTTTAAATAAAGTTTCTTTAATATCAAACATACCAACAATAGCACATGAAACTCTATCAAAATTACCTTTATTAGTGAATTTAAGTAATTCTCTTAATAAACCTATATCATATATATAGTGCAAATTTAGTAATTGATTACCGTTTTTATCAGTTCCACGCTTACTAAGTAACCAATCTTTAAGGTATATAACACCGGTAGCCTTCCTATTCATATTAGCAGCAATAGATATACCTTTTTTTCTACCTTTACCGCCTCCAGTTAATTCTTTTTGAAATTGAAATTCAGTTTCTTCTTTAAGAATATGTAAAAGTCCTCTATTTTTAGCGTTATTAAAAACATCACCTCTATCATTTTCAAATAGTATTTTAGCATTAAAATATAAAGCTGCTAAAAACATTTGTTCATCATAATCTTTAGTTTCTTCTGTTCTACCATGATACCAACCTATAATTCTATCTCCTTTAGTTGGAGTTAAATTATTAGCAGCTTCATATAAAAAACAAGAAGCTAAAGAATCTTTATTAATTTTAAATTCTCCTTTTTCTTTACTAATACCAAAAGGGTCATTCCAAATATGATATAAATTTTCAGGAATATTACCATTAGCATCTCTATAAGGTTGTTCTACTAATACCCAACAACCTCTTAAATCATTATCTTCTTGTCTAAGAGGATAATTATTTAATTCAGGATAAATAAATTGTTTTTCATAAGCATTAGCATTATTATTATCTATAAATGCTATTTTATTTCCTTCTTTTTGTAAAAAGAAACCTTGTCTTCCAATACCTTGTAAAGAAGGTTCATGTAAACATCTTCTTAATTGTTCATTAATTTCTTTAGCAGGAAATATATTATTTACAGAGCGACTAAATGCTTCACTAGGTTTTCTAGGTTCTTCCATTTCATGAGCATTAAGTTTAGCAGGACTATTTTTTAATAAACTTTTTTCAAAATCATCAAAAGCTAAACTACCAGCAATATCACTATTACCGTGTTTATCAATAAGTCCAGGTTTATTCATATAAGAAGCATGAAAAAATCCACATCCTGTTCCTTCCATTTCATCATCCCAAACATTATTAAACATTACAAAATTTCTAGCATAACATTCATAGAATAAATCTTCAAAACCTTGCCATAAATTATCTTCACCACCACCTGTACCAAATATAATCATAAGACCTGTAATAAAAGCACCGTCAGTAAGAGTTTTAAGAGTTGCATCTAATACAGCAGAAAGATTAGGACATTTACCTGCTTCTTCTAATAGAAGTAAATCAGCATCTTTACCTCTCATTCCACCTGGATTAGTTTTAAGAACAGCAGTATATATATTAGATAAGAAACCATATTTAGCTTCATCTCCTTTATATCTAAATCCAATTTCTATATGTTCTAATGTATTAGCTAATCTACCTTTACTCCAATCAGTATGTTTATTAATAAAGTTAAGGTAATTCATTACTTTAACCATAGTACCATCATCAAATAAAGATGCAGCATCATAAGCACCTACAACAGAAGTACTTCTTCTAATAAAATTAGCTAAATTAGCAACAAGCCAACCATTTTTATAAGAATATCCTTTACGACGAGCTTTACCAACAACTAAATGTTTACCAATTTGTCTGCATAGTTCAATAGCTTTAAAAAAGTAATAATCTCCATCCCAAAAAGAAGGTAAACTAAAAGATTTAGTATGACCACCATTATGTGTAGAATTAAGTAATTCACTACCAGGTCCATAAAGAGCTCCTTTTTTAACTTCAAATTCTTTAGAACGTTTTATTTCAGCAAAATTAAGATAACCATAATGTTCACCTGTAATATGAACTTTTTGTAAACATAGAGTACCATCTTCACGTTTCATTAATTTTCCAGGCAAACTCATACCATTTTTACAACGGTCTTCTTCTCTATCCCAAAATGCATTATATTCTCTTTTATCAAATTTAGGATGAGCATTAGTATATTTACCTGTTTTAATAAAATTCCTACCTGTTTCTGTAAAACCAGAAGTATTAACAAAAGCAATATCTTCTGCATTAAACATAGTAAGCTTATCAGTATCTACATTAATAGCCTGTAAAGGAACTTCTTTATATGGAGTTCTATATACATGAATATTATTAGGAGTTCTTAAATTATTAATAGTCTCCTCAGATAAAGAATTAACAATATTAAAAGCTTGTGAAGTAATTGCTCTCATATAATTTTATTTAATTATAAACTAAATCAGTAACAGTTATATAATTTTTTATTCCTGAATTAATAGCTGTATGTTTATCAGCATAACAACTTCCTATTAAAATAGAATTAACTACATCTATTTCAAAATCAGTTGCTAGTTCATAAATAATACCAGGATTAGGTAAAGTTCTATATAAACCTTCTTCAATATTATAATCGTAAGATATAGAATTTTTTTTAAGTTTTAAATCTTTTTCAATAGTTTCAATAATATCTTCTAATTTTTTAACAAAAGCAAGTTTAGGAGTAAATCCTTGAGATATTTGAAATTGATTACAAATAATAAAAATTTTATAACCTTTATCATAATAATCTTTTATAGCATAAATAGTTTCAGAAATAAATTTCCAATCTTCACTATGTAATGCATGAGTTCTACCACTTCTAGTAGTAATTAATGTATTATCTAGTGTTATAAATAAACCTAATTGCATAATATATTTTGTTTATGGTGATTTAACATAATTTCTACTTCTCTTTTTAAATAAGGAATTTTAATTAATTTAGGTGAAGAACCTAAAGGAAAATGTATTATTTCAAGTCCATTATTAACTAATATATATCCCCATTGTTCAAGAATATAAGCATAAGTACTAAGTTGTAATGAATAAATATTAAATTTACTAGCTTCAAGATGATTAAGAGGAAACTTAAAACATTCTCCTGTTTCAACAAATATATCTGTTTTAACCCAAGTATTTCCAATTTTAGACTTTTTATAATATCCAGCTTTAGTTTTAAGTTCATCTTTATTAGTTTTCCAATCAAGAATACAAAAATGTTTATTTTTAACTAAAGGAACATCAATCATACCTGCTAATAAAAATTCTTTAAGAAAAACTTTCTTTTCAGCAAATATAGAAAAACCATTATTAATATATCCAGAAAGTCTAATATAAACTTCAGGATATTTAGATTTAATAATAGTATTATCTAAATCATGTTGTGTAGCTAAAACTTTATCCCCCTTAGAAGATATGTTGTTGTTGGTTAAACCAAACAAATCTCCTTTACTTTGATTAATACCTAATTCTAATTCATTATGAGTATTATTTCCTCTTTCACAAGCTTCAAAATTAATACTTTTCCATCTAGCTTTAATTTCATCATACCAATTTTTAAATCTAGCATCTCTAATTAAATCATCAGATTTAAATAAAACATTATTTACATAAATTTGTCTAACTTCAGGTTGAGGTTTAACTTTAAAATTCTTTTCTTTTAAAGCAGTATAAATAGCCCAAAAATCTTCATCAAAAGTATTAGTATATTGACCTATAAGAGTAGTTACAGAAGTATATATTTTTCCTTCTGTATCATAATATTTATGTTCTGCTTCATTAAATAATATATTTTCCATTTTATTATTTATTAAGGTCTTGTTGTTTACTAAGTTCTATTCCTTTTTTAATATAATCATCTACAGCATCACTATAAGACATACAATAATTATAAAAAGTAAAATCTACTAATTGCATATTATTTAAATGATTAATAAAAGTAATAAAAGGAATAGCAGTTTTAATATTAGGATTTTCTACGTCAGACATATTATTATACAGTTCAATATTAGCATGACCACTATCTTCATCTTCTGAAATACTTTTAATAACAGCAATATTTAATGAAATAGCTTTAATAACTATATCTCCATTAAACTTATTAGTTATATTATTTATAACTTTAACAGGCATTAAAATTAATGGTACCATATTTTATAATTCTCTATTACCTAATTCACGATTACCAATAACTAATTTTTTACTTCCTCCTGTTTCTGCATAAGAAGCATATAATTTGTTTTTGATTTCATCCATGTTAGGAAGTTCTTTAATAATTTTATTAGTATCTAATTGAATTTTAATCATTTCATTCAATAAAGCATTAACTTGAGTAATATTATTAATTCTTTCTACATCTCCTAATCCTCCTTCTCCTTGAATAGATAATTTATTAATAAAATTTTTAGTTTGTCTTTTTAAATCAGCTAAACTATTTTGAATATCATGAATACTTTCAGCAGTATTATGTAGATTTTTTTCAGCAGCAAGATAAGCATTAGCAGTAGAATCTAATTTTAAATCCATTTCATATCTAATCATTGCTTGTCTAATTAAATCATCTTCTTTCCATTCAGCTTTAGTTCCTGATTTAAGACCACAATGTTTAACAGCTTTTTCTCTTCTTTCTTGAATAGAAAAATTATAATACATACTTCTAGGGTCTAAAATTAAATAAATATATAATAACTCTAAAAAAGCTTTTAACTTCTTTTTTCCATCAGCATCACCTTCTGAACCTTTATCTCTAGCAATAAGAGCTTTATATTCAGGTACTTCTCTAGCTTCAGGTTTGTTAATTTCTAATAAACCTCTTTCATTAATACTAAATATACTATTACTATTATCTCTATTCATTTGGTTTAATTATTTTTTTATTAATAACTTTAAAAAATAATGGATTATATGTACCTTTATTTGGAGTATCTAAAACTTCATTAACACTCATACCTTGTACTCTAGTTTTACTTTTTAAAAATTCAGCTTTTTGTTTAGCTTTAATAATAGCATATTGTTTTCTAAGAGTTACTTCATCTAATTCAGGATATAATTCTTTAAAAACAGATAAACTAGAAACAAATTTAGTAGATTCTTTAGCAGTTTCTTTACGTTTAACATCAACAAATTTACCAAATCTAAAAAAATTAATAGTTAAACCTTTAATAATAGCATATTTAAAAGCTTCAACTTGTGTATGCCAAACAGAATGAATTTCTTCTACTGATAAAACTATACCAAATTTTTCTTCTACTTCTTTCTTAACAGTAGTAAAGATTTCTATCATAGTATTATCTAAAGCCATAATAATTTATTTAGTTATAATAAGTTTTGGTTTTTCTTCTTCAGTAATACCTGATTCAATTCTATTTTTAATAATAGCAGCTTCTCTTTCAGCATCTTCAGAAGTTACATCTTCTGGTTTAACTAAATCTTTTTGTAAAGAATTTATATACATAGCATAAGTATTATTAATAAGAGAAGCAATAGCATTAGTAAAGAAATCTTTATATGCTAATTTTTCTAAAGTAATACTATTTTCCCCCATAGAAATTGGGTAGTGTGTTACATATAATTCAATTCTTTGACCAATAATACTTGTATTTTTATTAAGAAGTATTAAACTAAAAGTATAATAATGTTTAATATAATTTACATTATCATAAGTGATAGCTTGTTCTCCTTTTTTAAATTCAATACTATATGAAAATTTTTGATTATTAGCATAAGCTTGATTAGTACAAAAAGCTAATATAGATTTAGCTTGAAGACGATAGTTAATAAGTTCTTGAGGAACTTTAACATTAATAGGATTAATTGTTTCTTTCATATCATTATTATTTTGTTGTTCATTATTACTAATAGTATCTTTACTAAAAAAAGTTATATTAACAATATAACCAGTATTATTAATACCTTATATAAAAATACTTTATATTCAATTACAAATATATGAATAATAATTGATATATAGGCATTTTCAGACCGTCTATTTAATAATTTTTTACTCGACAACAACATTATCATTTAAGGGGAAAAATCTCTTAAATCGACTATATTTAATTGTTAAATTTTTGTTAAATTATATATATATATTTGTTTTATTGATTAATAATTAGTATTATATAATCTTAATATAATAAATAAAATGTAATATACAAATAATTAATAATATTTTAACATAATATTAACAAAATTTTTAATAGTGGTGATAATGGTAATAGTAGTTAATATGTTAATGCTGTATAGTAACTCACTAATATAACTTTTTTTAGTAGTGATGGTAGAGTTGTAAAAGTTTGTAATGTTGATAAAGGTTTTATTTGGTTAAGTTGATGAGGTTTTGGTAGGATTAGTTTGGTTAGATTTGGTGATGTTGGTTTAGGAGGAGGTTAGTTTGATGGAGTTGATTGTTGGAGGAGGAGTTGTATGTGGATTAATAGGAATATATAGTTAACCCCGTATACGTGAACCCACCCTAATAAAGACCCCTACTAAGTTTTGGAGGTTTTGAAGTACCCGTACTACTTTGCTTAAATCTCTACAAAGCATAATGCTTAAATTAATAATACTCGCTTAGATTTTGTGTTAACACATAGCTTTGCTTGTTTGTTTAAGCATTAACCACGTTCTGTAGTAGTCCTTGTGGCTACTAAAATCTTTTATTATTTATTTATATATTTTATTATGAAAACACAATTTAGAATTAATGGAGTTCGTATCATTCCTATGAACACTAAAGTTAAACGTCCTGTTGTTATTTTTGCAGTTGACCAAGTTACTAATGGTATGGTTACTAGACATCCGGATATTGTTGTTAATCCTCAACAAGCTCTTATCTCTCTTCAAAACAGCGGTAGAGCTATTGGTGTTGTGAGTGTTGAAGACCCTCAATTTACAGCTGAATTACATGCTTGTAGAGGTGCTATTGCAACTACTGAAATCTCTTATCATAAAGCAGGCGATACTTATATTATCGATGAAAAACATCCTGCTATTACTACTACTACTCATGAATTGAGTGGTAAAGTAAAGATTGGTGATAGAGTTGCTTATCAACAAGACGGACAACGTATTGAAGGTTTTATGGATATTCCATTGACTGATATGGAACTAACTCGTTTAGCTATTGCTAATACCATTGGTAAAGGCTTTTTAGCATCTATGGGTATTAGTTCTTTTGGTGCCGTTGCTCAACCTGTTGCTCAACCTGTTGCTCAACCTAATCCTTTTGCAGGTTATACTTCTGAAGCTGAAGAAGAAGATGAAGTAGAAACAGAAGCTTTTGGTAAACCTGCCGGAAAAGGTAACAAAAAATAAGCTCATACAATAGGTACGGGCTATAACAATCAAGCATATTCGCTACATATGTGGCGAGTATGCTTCTGGTTGTAAAAGTAAACGAAGTATTAATAAAACAAATAATTTAAAACATAATCAAAATGAAAATTCATAAACTTATTCCATTCTATTCAATACTATTATTAGTATTACTATTCGAAGTATTAATTCTAACACACACATTTAATATTATCACTCTTGATGATGTTAATGTTAGAACCACTTTAGCAAGACTTTATGCTTTAATTGCTTTAATTATTCTTAATGTTGTTAATTTAACATTAGGTGCAGTATGTTTACATAATATTATTATGTATTATACTAAACTAAATAAAGCAATAAAAGATATTAAAGATTTTGCTGATGTTATGAATAAAATATTACAAGATAAAAAAGATAAACGTAATCATGATATGAATAGACCATTAAGTGATTTAAGAACTAGACCTGTTACTGAGGAAGAATCTTTTAAAGGTCATGGTGATATGTTTATTAAAAAAGAAGATAATAGTAATTATCCTGATAATTTAAAGGCTAATAAGCCTACATAATATTAAGTTTGATATATTACTAAAGATTGATTAAATTCTATTGTTTGGGCAGTAGAATATTGTGGTTATATTACTATTGATTGATTATTAAATTACTAACTAGGTAATTTGATTTATTATGGGCATAGTACTGTTGATTGATTAGTTATTGGTTAAAATGGAGAGGGGAGATTAGGTGTTGGAGTAGATGGGGTTGTAGTGTTAGAGTTGATTGTAAGAGTAAAAGAAGACATAGGCATAAGCACGTAGACCCTGAGTTATATGTACCGTTATTTATATAATTACTTAAGTTGCCATAACTCATAGTAATAACAACATATAATAATTCATCTACTCATCTACCTACTAATTCACACCAAAATCTCCCTAATCCTAACAACCATAACTCTAATCCTACACACACTCATAAACCCAATAATAACCATATTAATCACTCTAATAATACATTAACTCATTCTATTAATCCCAAAAAACCACCTAAACCCTTATTAACTCAATATCAACCACTTACCTACACCACAAAACATAATACTAACAGTACAAATTAACTTAATCATGTACTTAAATAAATCAGACAAACTTTACACAAAACTATCAATATCTACTGACCAAGTATATGAAGTAGACATTACATCAGACCTTCCACTTATTAATTTTATAGCAGGTAATGATATAAACTTTAAATCTATTATATTACCACATAATAAAGCTAAAGAATTAATACATAACTTATTTGATGCTAAAGATTTTAATATACCTTTTAAAATATCAAAAAGATATGAAATAGATGGAATAATAAGATATGAATCAATTATAACTTTTAATCCTTAAACAAATGCAAACAATCATAATCATATTAATAGTATTGATGATAACATCATTTATTGTATTTTATTACAATATTAAAAAAGCTCCTATATTAGAAGAAAAAAATATTAATAGTATTAAATCAGATACTATTAAATCAGATACTATTAAAATTATAATTTTTAAATTATCTAATTCTTCTAAATTTGATTCTAATTATAAGAATTTATATTATGAATATACAAGTTTATATATTGATAATAATAAACCTATTATACCTCAATGTATTACTGATGAATTTTCAATAGTACCAGATGATATTATTTTAGCTAAAGGTATTTATTATAAATATATTTATACTACAGATAAACTTCATCCTATAAATATAGTATATGCAGGTAAATACATTAAACCTTTAACTTTAATAGATAATTATCCAACACTAAATTAAATTATTATGATTACTCATATATCAGGTCTTAAATTAATAGAATTATTAGAATCTAATAATTTTACTATAGAACTTAAAGATAATTATTATAAAGTTACAGATAAAATTAGAAATGTTTATGCTACTTCTAGTATTGATGAAGCAAAATTATTTCTTAGTGAAAGTAGTTTTATTTATAATAAATATTCTAAAGTTCCTGAAGAAGAACTTCAAAGAGTTAAAAACATTCCTAGTATGTTTGATGATTTAGAAAAAACATATAAACATATTACTGATTCTCTTATTAAATATTATTGTCTACGAAAATGTACTAAAACATTAAGTAGATTTGATAAAATATTAAAGAATTATATTAAAACATTAAACACAGTAGACTCATAGCTACTGGAGTTAATAAATCTATTACTTTATGCCGGAAACGAGTAATAGAAGTGGCAGCAATTATTTTACTATAAGTCGTTAAGTAGATAATTGCCTTACAAGTAGCAATACTTTATTAGCTAAACCATAATGCTAATATTAATGTAAGTAGCTATAATTTTATAGCATTGTGCGAGAAGGTAAAATAGACCTTCTAATTAATAACGAAAACTAACATAATCATGGAAGCATTTAAAATGTATTACAAATTCCCATTAAAACAAGATTTAGTATTAGATGATACTGTTCTAACTAAAGATAATGAAATGGCATTTCAATTCAGTGAAGAAGATGATACTAATGGTATATATCTTTCTAATGAAACTAAAAAAGAAGTACTTCATGCTATTAATAATAATCTTAAAGTACAACAATATTTTCCTGATTTATCTGTTGAAGGTAGTTTAATTAAATCAGGTAGTAAAGTATTAATTATTTTACGTGGTTGGGGTAATTTAACTGGTACAGATGGTCACAATCTTAGAGCAGATAAAGCTAAATCTATTCAAAATCAATTTGCTTTATATATTATTAATTGTTTAACTAAACAAATATAATATGTCTAAAAGTAAAAGACCTAGAATTGCAGTAGGACAATTAGTATATTCTACTAATAGTATACAACAAAGTTGTATTAGAAGTTTATGTATTTTACATTGTTATAATCCTGATAATTATACTCGTATTAAACGAGTAGTAAAACATTAATATAAAAACCTAATAAATAAAAAATATTGTTCTTAAAACATATTATTAATAAATTAAAACAACAAAATGAAGAAAAAACTTAAATTCGTAGTAGTAATTCCAACTTGTAGTAAAACAGGTAATACTGCACCAGCAATTACAACATCAATTACTTATACTAAAATAAGTGATTTAAGTAGTAAAGAAAGAGAAAATGCTATTAATGAAGCTAAAAATGCTTCAAAATTAGCTGATTCTCAAAATTGGCAATTTAAAATAAAAGAATAATAAATACAGGTTAAACCTATGACCTTAATAAAGATAATTCGAAAGCATATAAACTAATTTATGTATAAGATTATCCACACAGCACTTGATATGGTATTTGAGAGTGAACATAAGTCTAATAACTACATGATCCCGTAGTTATATAAACTGTTGACGTGTGAGGAGTTACCAGCTAGACCATTAATAAGAGTATCTTTTAGAATTAATAAATCTAAAATTGGGAGAGATACAAATTGAGATGGTGCTAAAGATTTTAATGATAATACAATATATTACTTTTGGTTATGTCTGATTTCGTTTGTTTTTAAGATGCAATTTGCCGGTACAGCCACATAGCTTACCGGCTTTGCATTTTAGTACCTATATAATATTATAATATTAGTTTAAAAATGAATGTCTTAAATCGCTTAATTTAAAGTCTTATAATTTTATCTAAAATATAAAATTATGAATATTTCCCACTTAGAAATAGTGTTGGAACTTAAAATAAATATTAACTAATAATTATAATACTATGAGTACACAATTAGCTAAATTTTATGGAATTACTGATAAAGAAAAAATATCAGTTGGTTCAAACATAACACTACATTCCTTCTACGGGGAAAAAATACGAGGTAAATCACTACTTATTCAAGCTAGTGAATCTTATATTGAATTAGATAATGAATCAGTTATAAAACTAATTGAAGTTTTACAATCTAATTTTTTAGATAATCCAGTAAATATTAACAATCAAGAAAAAGAATTACATCATTATTCTATATCTATTCCTAGATTTATTACAATTCAAGATAAAATTATTGAATTAACAAATAAAGGATATAAAATATATAATATTCTTCCTTTGCATTATAGTGCAAATAATTCTATGATATTAACTGATGCTTTAATTATAACTAATAAATTATAATTAATAAATATGAATATAGATAATACATATTTAACTGAAGAATATTTAGATTCTTTAGGTTATTATAAAATAAAAGATGATGGTCAATATGGTGTTTATAATAATAAACATTGGGTTGTAGAATCAAGAAGTTATGGTAAATTAGGTAAAGATTATAGACAATTAGTATTTAATAGAGATGATAAATATGGTATATTTCTTTCTATAACTGCTAATTGGAATACAAGAAAATCATTGTCTAATACACTTATTCAATCTAAAGAAGAATTTGAATTAGCTTTAAAAATAGCAATTTAATATAATTAATAAATCATAATTTATGAAAATAAATACAACTACCCATCCTAATGGAGTTATTAGTAAATTTAAGAGAAAAAGAGAAGTTATTGTAATTAAAAAACCTAAAGGTAATTTAATTATAATTAAAAGACCTTTAACTAAATATGAAAATTTAGATATAAAATGTGCAGATACTTTTGTAAAAGATGATATAATTAATACTTGTATTGGATTAACAGATGAATCATTAGAAGTATTATTTTATACTATTGGTACTTATTTAGAAAGTATAAAAGTAAAATAAATTTAAAAGATTCTTATAATCAAACACGAAAACAATCTGATGATTAACTATTATAATTCACGCCTATTGTGATGCCAATTAATAGTGACTTAAACGTGTATAAATAAAAGTTGAAACAATTTCTTATAATAATGCTAGAAATAGATAATACAACTAAATGTATTAGAGGATTATAAGTTACACTAAAAGAAAATCTAGTGTGTAAAACTGTTATTGTTAAATCAAAAAGTAATATAAATTATGTCATTAAAATTAGAACAAATTTCATTAAAACCAAGCTTCTTATTAATAGAAGAAGAACCTGTACAAGTTCAAGAAACACAAGGAGGTGTTAGATTACCACAAGAAACTATTGATAAACTTAAAAAAGAAAAATTTCTTAGAATAGGTAAAGTTATTAAATCACATAGTTCTGTTTATACAGTTGATACTATTATTATTTATCAGTTTAATAGTGTAGACCGTTTTGATTTACCGGTAGAAGGTTATGAAAATCTTAAAACTATTAAATCTGATTATATTATAGGTATTATCAATTATGAAGAATCCTCTAATAATTAAATATTTAGTAGAACAAGGAGAAATTTTAGCTAAAAATCATAGTTATTATAAAGATGCTCATCGTAGTAAATTATTAAACAGATTAAATAAAGAATCTGAAAATTTTACTATTAGAGAAGGTTACTTTAGTAAACATGAAAATCCTAGATTAATTTATTTCTATAAAAATACTAATGATATTGAAAATAAAATACCATTAGTTCTTCAATTAAAAGATTCTCTTAATCGTCCTAAAGAAAAAGTTAAATATAATATACTTTTTACTATTGTAAAAGAAGATTTTGTATTATTAACTTTTATTGAACAAGAAACTAATTAATATAATAGTACTATGAGTTTAGATAAAATTAAATTAGAACATGAAAATTACCCTCAAGTATTTAATAGAGAATATCCTATTAAAGATATGTCTATTGGTTATTTAAAAACTCAAATAGAAAAAATAACTAGAACAGAAATTAATTCAGATTATCTTAATGATTTAAAAGCAGAATATGCTTATAAAACTAGATTAATTTTTAAACAAGTTAAATATGTTGAGGAATTTAATAAATTAGTTGAAAAATTAAAACAACAAAAATTAAGTTCTAAACCAATTAAAAGAGTAATTAAAAAAAAGAAAAAAAGATGAAAAAAGTATTTGTATTATTAAGTTTAATTACTATAAGTTGTTCTCATGATTGTCCTGATTATAATCCTTGTGATTGTATATTAGTTACAGACCCAGTAACTTGGCAATCTACTAATGATAAAGGACAAATTGTACATACTACATATTTTGTAGGTAAAAATGAATGTAAAGACATTGCTGAACCAATGACTCATATTACTACTAATATTAATAAAATTCCTAAAGAATTTACTTGTTATAAATCTAATTAAAACTAACTTAATTTTAATCCAAAATAAAATAAAACAAATGGAAGGTAAATTTAAAGTAATTACAGGCATTCCAAATGAAGTAGAAAATGAATTAAATAGTCTTAATAACGAAGAAACTTATGTTAAAGTTATTAATACTACTTATTCTAAAACAGGTATTATTTGTGTTGTATGTTATTTAACTAAACGATTAAAAAACAAATAATACTATGAAAAAAATACTTATTTTTGATACTGAAACAAACGGTAAACCAAAACATTATTCAAAAGCAGAAGATGATTTAAATAATTATCCTCATGTTTTACAACTTGCAGGTAAAATTATTGAAATTGACGAAACAGTTAATGATTTTAATCCTAAAGTAATTCATACTTTTAATCATCTAATATTACCTATTAGAGAAAATAAAGAATTAAAACAAGATAAAGAAGCATTTAAAGTACATAATATATCTTTTGATAAAGCTTTTGAAGAAGGTAAAAATATTATTGATGTAGCTTTTATGTTTCAAGGTTATACTAATTCTGTAGATTTTATTATTGCTCATAATATTCAATTTGATAGAAATGTTATGGCATCTGAATTATTAAGACTTGGTATTACACCTCTTGCTAAAAAAAATTGTAGAGCTTTTTGCACTATGAAATATAATACTAATATTGTTAAACTTCCTAATCCTAGTTATCCAGGAACTTATAAATTTCCTAAACTAGAAGCATTATATGAATATTACTTTAAAACTAAATTAAGTGATAAATATAATGCTCATGATGCTATGCAGGATGTAGAAGCAACAACAGATGTTGTTTTAATTATGTTATTAACTGATGTTAAATTTCAATCTTGGATAAAAGGAGAAATTCAAGATATATATTAATATGATATTAACCCCAGACCAAGAAGTAGCGGCTAATACTATTAAAAGTTGGGCAGAAAATAGAATTTTTAAAAGAGAAGATGATTATTTTATTACATTAAGTGGTTATGCTGGAACAGGTAAAACTACTGTAATGAATATTATATTACAAAATCTTAAACATAAAAAAGTTGTAGTTTCTGCCCCTACTCATAAAGCTAAAAAAGTTATAGCTAAGTCTACTAATCGTCCTGCTGAGACGATTCAAAAATTATTAGGATTAAGACCTAATGTTGAAATAGAAGATTTCAATCCTAATAAACCAATCTTTATGCAACTAGCTGAAGAAACAATTCAATATTATCAAATATTAGTAATAGATGAAGCATCTATGCTTAATAGTGCTATTATTGATTTAATATATGAAAAAGCTGTTAAACATAAAGTAAAAGTAATATTTATGGGAGATAAATATCAATTACCTCCTGTAAACGAAAAAATAAGTAAAGTATTCTTATTAACTAATATAGTTAATTTAGAAACTATTGTTAGACAATCTAATAGTAATCCTAATCAAAAATTAATTGAGATTGCTAGAAATGATGTACGAGATGAAACAGATAATATTATGCAATATCTTACAGATATTAAAATAGATATTAATGAAAATGAAGGATTTAAAAGATTAGAAAAAGCTGAATTTTATGATGCTACTGTAGAAAAATATTATGATGCAGAATATAATCAAAATCCTGATATTGTTAAAACTATTGCTTGGACTAATAAAACTGTTAAAGTTTTAAACAGATATATTAGAGGTAAAATTATTCAATCAAATGAATTAATTGAAGTAGGTGATATTTTAATGGGTTATAAATCTATTACTAAAGAGATTAAAGTAGCTCCTTATTATATTCCTATAATTGAAAATTCAGCAGATTATATTGTATCTCAAGTAAGAATTATCGATAATGTTATTTTAGGAGTAAAATTAAAAGGATATTCAGTAGAATTTAAAGATTGTTCTTTACCTGTATTTATTTTACATCCAGATAGTTATGAAGATTTTATTAAAGAATATAATATTAGACTTAATATTGGTAAAACTCAAAGAAGATGGAAACAATTTTATGATTTTAAAGACCCTATTTGTCTTTTTGAAGATATTATTGATGAACATGGTTCTTTAGTTGCTAGTAAAGATTTAGACTACGGTTATGCAATAACTGTACATAAATCTCAAGGAAGTACTTATGAAAATGTATCTATATTACTTAGTGATTTATTAAAAAATAGAACTGCTAGTGAAAGACGTAAACTTATTTATGTAGCTCTTTCTAGAACTTCTAAACTTAATATTATTTATGCATAATGCTTTAATACAAGCAATAGCAAAAAATAGTAATACTTTTAAAGAATGTAGATTATATCTATTACAAGCATTAGGTAATAAAGAATTATTACTTAAAATTGAAAGTTCTAATATAGAAACTTGTATTAAATATTATATTAGTTATTTAGAATCTAAAAATCTAAATATTAATAATATTATTAATTATTACCATTATGAACATCCTTCATTAAAATATTGGGATTTATTAAAAACTTCTGTTATAGGAGCATTTAATAAACTTGAAAAAGGAGATACTAACTTTGATGTATTTTAATTATGATATACTTTGTAACTAATAATAAAGAATATTATACTAAAAGTATTAATAAATCTATTTTTCCCGATATTATAATTTTAGATGAAAATGAAGGTAAAAATATATATTATCAATACTTTAGTAAAAGAAAAATTTTAGCTTTTGATATTGAAGCTAATGGTCTTGATGCATATTTATTAACTCCTATCTTATATGGTTTTGGTACTAAATCAAAGCAAATTATGTTTGATTGGACTATTAATATTGAATATATATTTAATAATCTTATTAAATACAATACAATATTACTAGGTCATAATCTTAAATATGATATTAAAATAGTAAAAGTACAATATAATATTTTATTTACAAAATTGTATGATACTATGATTGCAGACCAAAGATTATTTATGGGACTTGGTTATAATTTTAGTTATTCTGAAGTTGTTAAAAGACATTTAAATAAAGTTATATTAAAAACTACTAGAGATGAATTTATTGGTGCTGATATTACAAAATTTAAAATAACTGCATCACATTTATATTATCTTAAAGGAGATTTAGTTGATTTATTTGATGTTAGAAAAGTACAACAAAAATTAATTAAAAAATATCAAGTTCCTTTTTTAATTTATGGTATTGAATTTCCATTAATTAATATCATTGCAAAAGCAGAATTAGAAGGTTTTGTATTTGATACTGAATTATGGAGAAAAAGAATAATAAAAGAAAAACAAGAATTATTTAATATTAAAGTAGAACTAGATAATGAAGTTCGTAAACTTAAAGAATTTAAAATTAATTTTAATAATGATTTTAAAATAGATATTAAAGTATCTTTAGGAGGTCAAAAATTTAATAAAGAAAGAAAACCTTCTGAATTAGATTCTTTTATTAATTCTGATGGTACTGTAAATCAAAAAGATTTATTTGGTGACCCAATGACTTCTAAAAGTTTTTCTGGTCTTAAAAAGAAACTTACTGTTGAAACAGGAAATATAAATTATAAATCTAAAAAAGATATAGTTCATATATTTGCTGCTTTACAAGAACCTATGATTAAACCTGATGAAACTTTTGCTATTCCACAATTTGATAATAAAGGTAAACTTATTGGTAAAGTAGATGCTTATAGTATTAAAGCTGATTTATTACAAAGATATTTAATTTTAAAACCTGATTGTTTAATGAAGGACTTTATAAAATTACTTATTAAACATAGTAAATTAGAAAAATCTTTAAGTACTTATGGAGAAAATTTTATAAATAAAATTAATCCTGTTACTAATAAAATTCATACTATTTTTAGACAATGTGAAGCAGTTACTGGTAGATATCAATCCGGAGGTGGAGATAATGAACCTGATAAATATAATGCTCAAAATATTCCACGTAGTAATGAATATAGAAATTGTTTTACTGTTGATGCAGAAAAATATAGTTTAGTTACTGCTGATTATAGTGGAGCAGAATTAATTGTTATGGCTTCTCATGCTCAAGATTTTAGACTTATTGAATTATCTGAACAAGATATGCATAGTCATATGGCTACTAATTGTTGGAGAAATATTTATTATTATAGAGCTAAAAAATTATTAGAATTTTTTACAGTTAATAGTAAAGGAGTTACTGATAAATTAAAAGACCAATATCGTGAGTATGTAAGATTAACTAAAGAATATTTAGTTACTAAAAGTCTTGGAGATATTCGTAATGCTTTTAAACCAATGACATTTGGAGTTATTTATGGTATGTATCCTAAAAAAGCAGGTAATACTTTAAATATACCAACTGAAGAAGGTAAAATTGTAATACAAACTATTGAATCAGAAATTCCTAATACTATTAAAATGGTTAAAGAAGCATCTGCTTTTGCTAAAAAGAATGGTTTTGTAATATTTGACTCAAGAACTAATGCTAGAGCTTGGTTTCCTTCATTAATTAAACTTCTTAAAAAAGAAATTAATGAAAAAGATAATTTTATTGAAATATCTGAAGCTTTATCTGCCGCTCGTAATAAACGTATTCAAGGAACACAAGCTACATTTCTTAAAGAAGCTGCTGTTGTATTAAATAAATATTTTATTAAAAATAAAATAGATGCTAATCAACTAGCTTGGGTACATGATGAATTTGTTATTAGGATAACTAAAGAATTAGATGGATATTCAGATGAATATATATTATTTAATTCATTAGGTAATCAAATCAATCATCCTTTTTCTAAGGGGGAAAAATTAGATAATTTACCACAAGTAATTAAAATAGTACTTGAAGAAGTAGCTAATAGATACCTTAATAATGTAAAAATTAAAGTAGAATTAGAAACAAAACCTTATTGGCTAAAATAATGGAAGATAATAAAGAACTTAAATTTAAACCTTTATCAGGTAATACAGGTAAAAAAGTTTCCCCCATAGATAATAGTGTTGGAACTAAATATAATCCTATTCCTAATAAAGATTTAATTCATGTAAAACTTAAAAAAGGTGTTACTGTAAAACTTGTAAATAATATAGAAGAAGATTATTCTCATCTTAAAACTTTACAAGATATTGTAGAATTAGATAAAAAAAATCCTAATCTAATTTATGGTTTTGACCCTCCTTTATTTTTAGAATTTGTAAATAAAGGAACAGGAGAATTAAAAACTTATGTAAATATAGGTGATATTGTTATATTAAAACCTAAATATGCAAAAGATATTAATATTCCTAGAACTGTTAAAGATTTATATTTAAAATCTTTAAATGATAGAACTGCTATTATTGCAGAATTAAATGACGGTGATTTAGAAATTGCAAGTAGACTTCAATTATGCAAATAAATGAAGATAAATTACAGAGACAACTAGAAGGTAAAGATAAATGGTTTAATAATAACTGTAATGGTATATTTAATTATGCTACAGGTGTTGGTAAAACATTTACTGCTTCTCTTTGTATTAAACAACTAGAAACTATTAAAAAACATAGTTATTTAGTATTAGTTCCAGGAAGTGCATTAGTTAAACAATGGGAAGAAAAACTTAAAGAAACTTTTCCTAAATATATTTATGAAAGAATCTTAGTTAAAACAGTACAACAATTATTACTTGAAAATCAAATATATGAAGTAGATGTTTTAATTATTGATGAATTACATGAATTTTCTTCTCCTGAACGAATTAAAGTTATTAATAAAACTTTAGTAAAACCTAAAATGTTTATAGGATTAACCGCATCTTGTGATGATAAGAATTTTAAACCTATTCTTAATTATTATAATATTATTGATACTATAGATGTTGAAGAAGCTAAAGAAAAAGGATTTATTGCAGATTTTGTTGAATATAATTATGGATTAACTCTAACAGAAAAAGAACAAGAGAAGTATGATATATATACAGCAAAAATAAATGATTATCTTCCTAGATTAGAAAATAAACTTGATTTAGCACAAAAAATAATATCTGGTGGTTATGATAATAATAAAAGATATTTTGCAGGTGCAAGTTGGGCATTATCATTTGCTTTAAAAAAAGGTTGGAAACAAGATTTAAATCTATCTATACCTCAACACGAAGAACTTAATAATCTTTGGAATCCTAATCATATTATAGGTTATGCAAGAAGTGTAATGAATGCTATTAGGTTTAGAAAAGAACTTCTTAATCAAGTAGAAAGTAAATATACAGCTTCATTAGAACTTATTAATAAATTTAATAAAGTTAAAACTATTGTATTTTCTGAATCAGCTGAATTTGCTGATAAGTTAGGAGATATATTAAATACTAATAATCATCCTACTGTTATTTACCATAGTAAAATACAAACTAAAGTAGTTACATCTGAAAAAACAGGTAAACTTATTAAACTTGGTAAAGTAAGATTAAAAACTCTAGCTATTAATAGTATTAAAAAAGGTACTGCTAGAGTTTTATGTACTGCTAAATCTCTTGATAGAGGTTTAGATATTGAAGATTTAAGATTTGGATTAACTACTAGTGGTACTCAAAATCCTACTCAATATAAACAACGTAGAGGTAGAACAGGAAGAAAAGAACATAATATTTTTGGAGATGTTCCAGTATTACTTGTTAATTTATATGTAGTAGGAACTCAAGATGAAAAGTGGTTAAGAAAAAGACAAGAAAATTCTAAACATGAAATTGTTTGGGTAAATTCTATTGAAGATATTTCATATATACCACCTGCTAATATAGAATTTACAACTAATGACTTATAAAAGATGATAGTAGAAGATTCTTATGTATCTTTTTTAATAGAACATGATATTACTCAAGCTCAATTTTTATTACTTTATCTTATATATAAAAATAGACCTGATTTAATTAGAAAATATAAAGAAAAATTTCCTAGTGATGATGGTACTATGATTGGTCAATATTATACAGATGATTTAATTAAAAAAGGTTTATTAATTAAATCTAAAGAAGATAAAATTACTTTAAGTACTAAATTTCTTTCTATATTTATTAATAAACATGAAGCTTGTGAGCAAATTTTTAGTGTATATCCTACACATTATAATAAAGATGGAATGGATATACCTCTTACTGCTATGGATAGAAATATTTTTGCTAATTTATATGATACTTATATTCAAAGTTCTATATTAGAACATTTAGAAGTAATTAAAGATATACAATATGCAAAAGAAAATAATATCCTTAATATAGGAATTGAAAAATTTCTTAAAAGTAAATATTGGTTAATAATTAGACCAAAAAGATTAGAAGGTAAAATTAAAGAAACTACATTACTTAAAATAGACCATGACTTCTAAAGCTAAAGATTTATATGTACCTACATTAAAAACTAAAAAAGATATTAATGAAGAAGCACTTAAAACTATAGAATTAGAAAGAAGTGGTAAACAACTTGGTTTAAGAACTCGTTTTGGTAAATTAAATACAGCTATTGGTAAATATTTTAGATTTAAACAAGTAGTATCTATTAATGGTCTTTCAGGTCATGGAAAATCTTCATTTTTAAATATGTTATTAGAAGATTTTAAAAATCCTAAAATTAATGGTAATTTTGAAGAACCTCTTGTAATAGTTCATAATACTTGGGAAATGATACCTTCTGATGAAGTAATTAGAGGTATTAGTTCTAAAGTAGAAAAATCACATTTATATTTACTTAGTTCTGAAATTAATAAAGAAACAGGAAAATATAATAGAGTTAATGATTTTGAGTTTCAAACTATTAAAGATATTTTAACAGAAGATGATAAAGATGACCATTATTATTTTGATGAACCTACAACATTATCAGGTATTATTGAAAATATTAAAGTAGCTATTAAATTTTATCAAGATAAATATGCATTAGAAATTGAAAATGGAACTAAACCTCTTTTTCCTAAAGTTGTTGTTGCTCTTGACCATACACTTTTAGTAGTAGGAAAAGAAGGAAATTCTATTATAGATACTATGTTTGGTTTAGCTTCACTTGCTATACATCTTAAAAAGAAAGGATATTTAGTATTATTTATAGGTCAATTAAATAATGAAATAGAAAAACTTGAAAGAATTAAAAATGTTCAAGGTCATTTTCCTATAAAATCAGATGTATATGCACAAGCTCAATTATATAATGCTTGTGATATTGTTACTGTTATTCATCAACCTGAATTATTAGGTATTCTTGAATATGGTAGAAAAAGATTTAAAACAAGTAAATTAGTACATCTTCTTTTATTAAAAAATAGATTTAGTAATGTAGGTAGTGTTTGGTTTGAAAATGCCCTTGAAAGAGGAAAATTCTTTGAAATTGAGCCGGAAAGTAATACTTAAAAAATTGATGAAAAAAATTATAAAAATTTAGTAAAATAAATTACTATTTATTTTGTAAACTCGTATAATTGACTTATATTTGTATCACATTTAACAAGTACAAGGCAATTCGAGTATATTTAATCGAAAGTACTAAAACTCTTAATAGAGATTATGATAAACGAAAACAACGAGAAAGTTGAAAATGTAGAAACACAAGATAATCAAGGAAAGGTTATCACTGAAAAAGTAGAGAGTAGTGATATTATTAATGATGATGAAGTTATTGAAGCTGAACTTTCAGGGATGGAAGAAGAATTAATAGCAAAATCTAATAATATACCTACTCTTTCTTTTAGTAATGATTCTAACAAAACTCAAAACTTTGCTCTTATTAGAGATACTGCACGTCATATTAATGATATGACTCAGATAGCTAATGTTATAATTAAAAGTAAACTTAGTCCTTTAAAAAATGCAAATGATGTTATTTTAGCAATTATTACAGGTAATCAATATAATTTACCTTTTATGGCTAGTATTGCTAATATATATCCTATTAATGGTAGACCTTCTATGGGTACTCATATTATTAGAGGTCTTATTTTAAGGAATAAAATTATGTTTACTAAAATCTATGATTATGAACCTATGTTTGAGTATGCTAAAGCTAAAAAAGTAGAAGATAAATTAGTAGTAGTTACTAGAACAATTAAAGTTAATAATGTAGATAAACAAGTACCTGTTATTTTAGGCACATTTACTACTAAAGATGCTCCACAAGAATTACATATAAAAGGTGATGTATCTATAGATAGAATAACTAAATATCAATTTAAAAGAAAAGTAAAACAAATTGATGGTAGTTATGAAGATTTAGTAATATATGCTGAATATAAAATTTCAGATGCTAGAACAGCAGGATTTTTAGATAAAGATAATTGGATTAATCATCCTGCTAGAATGTTAGATGCTAGAGCATTTAATATTGGAGCAAGAGAAATAGCAGATGATATACTATTAGGTATGATGTCTATTTCTGAACTTGCCGATGAATATAATACTCCTTATACTATTGATGCTACTCTACAAGAAAGAGTAAAAAATTAACAACAAAATTTATTAAATAAAGTATTATGTTAGTATTTAAAAACATTACAGGTAAAAAAGAAGCAAAAACTTTTAATCATGAAGTAGTTATGGCGGTAACTACTAAAGGAGAATTTCGTTTAACTCCTAAAGTTCAACAAAAATTAGATATTCGTGAAAATGATTCTATTGTAGTTTTAACTACTGAAGACCCAGAAACAAGAAAAGTATCTGTATATCTTGCAAAAGGTTTAAAAGGAGAACCACAATTAGACGAAAATGGTAAAGAAGTTCGTGATGGTAGAGGAAGAGTTGTTTATAAAGAAAATACAGGTTTTGGTGCTTTAACTAGACCTGCTTCTGAAGGAAGTTCTTTATTTAAACTTACTGCTGCCGGTGCATGGAATATTTTATCAGGAAAATCAGATTCTGTTGAATATTTTACTTTAGGTGAAGGTATTCCTGTATCTCTTGAAACTGAATTAAAAAATGAAGCCGGAGAAACTGTTATGTGTGAAACAGTTGCTTATGAATTAATTTTCAAAGAATCTAAACCTGCTAAAAAAAGAGCTGTAAAAGCTAAAGTAGAAGGTGAAGAAAATAATGAAAATAATTCACAATCTCATTCTGTTGGAGAAGCAGAAGATTTTGAAGAAGAAGATTTAGAAGATTTAGAAGAAGAAGAAGAAGTATAATATCTTCTAGATAATACTAATAAAGCGTCTGCTATTGTAGACGCTTTTTTTTGATTTAATATAATAGCTATTTATTAAACCTTTCCTAATTATTATTACAATGGAATTAAATTTAAGTATTAATAAAGATACTCAAGGAACTAATGCTGTTCCAATTCAAACTGCTAGACAACTTCAAGTTGCTACTTCTATTTTTCCTTATAAATATGAGTTTCCTACTGCTTTTCTAGTTAAAGTATCTTTTGAACCTGAAAAAGAAGTTACTAGAAATGATGTAACTGAAAAAGTACCTGCTCTTGGATTTTTATTTAAAGATAAAGAAGGTAGACAATTACAACATTGGGAATATCCTATTGATATGACTTCTGATAGTGCACAAGACCTTCAATCTGCTTTAATAGGAAGAATTAAACATATTTGGGATGAAACTATTGGAGCTGATAAATTACCTGATGGTGCTATGTCCGGTAAAAGTTTTTCTGAATTTTATGATAATGTAAGTAAAGCTTTTAATAGTATTGTTTATACTAAAGATGATAAACCTCGTAAAACTTATGCTTCTAAAGAACTTTATCTTAAAGTTACTTTTTGGAATACTAGAGTTCAACTTCCTAAATATCCTAATTTTATTCAACAAGCTAAACAAGGTGAAAATTATAGACCTTGTGAACTTAGAATTAATACAACTTATGATATTTTAGAACCTAAATCTAAACCTAAAGCAGGACAAGCAGGAAGTGCACATGATGCTGGATATCCATCTGAAAGTTCATTTAGTTCTAATTTTGCAGATGATTTACCTGATGTATAAAATTTAAATAATAATAGTAGTAATAAAGCAGGTTAGAAATAACCTGCTTTTTTTATTAATTATGTTAAATTTAAAAGTATTACCTGAATTAACAAAACCTTATATATTAGATAGGGTAAGTCAAGAGGAAATAATGGAATTTTATCTTAATGTTCCTGTTAATGATAAAACTTTACAAGGCAGTTCCTTTTTATCTAAATTTAGAAGTGAATCTAATCCTGATGTTAATCCTACTTGCAATTATTATTACTCAGATAGTGGTAAACTTAGAGTAAGAGATTGGAATGGTTCTTTTAAAGGAGATTGTTTTGATGTTGCTAGTTATTTTACTAAAATTAATATTAAAACTTCTCAAGGATTTAAATTATTGCTTAATAAAATAGCTTATGATTTTAAGATACATAAATATGCTACTGATGAAGAAAGAAAAAAATTTAATAACCTTTATCAACAACATTTAACTACTAGAGAATTAAAAGTATTCAAAGTAGTACCTCGTGTATTTAATAAATATGATGCTAATTATTGGCAAAAAAGATATGGAATTGATTTAGAAACTTTAAAATTAGGTAAAGTAATTCCAGTATTAGAATTACACATAGAAAATAAAGAAGGATATTTAACTCAAATTTATACTTATAACTCTTATAATCCAGCATTTGCATATTATGGTGGTAAAATTAATGGTATTATATTATGGAAAATATATATACCATTAACTAAAGATAAAACTAAAAAATTTATAACTAATTATTCTTTTGTTCAAGGAGTACATTTACTTAAAGCAAGTAGAATTATTATAATAACTAAATCTTATAAAGATGTATTATGTTATAAAATGTATGGAATAACTGCTATTTGTGTACCTTCAGAAACTTTTGTAATTTCTAAAGACCTTATGTTTAAATTAAAATCACTTGCTGATATTGTAATTACTAATTTTGATTATGATAAAGCAGGAATTATATTAGCACGTAAATATAAAAGAATACATAATTGTTATCCTTTAATGTTTACTAGAGGTAGATTTAATCAACCTGATTTTGGTGTAAAAGATTTTAGTGAATTTAGAGAAACATTTGGTCATGAAAAAACTGTAAATTTAATTAAAACTATATATAATACTCATGAACATATTTTAGATTATATTACTAATGAAAACAAACGATTATTATCATGGCTAACGAAATAGTAAATAAAATTAATGCTTTTAATGAAAAGCAAAATAAATTTATACAACAAACTAATGTAGTAGTTTTAAGAAAATATAAAACTAAACTTAAACCTACTACTGAAAGACTTATTGAAATTCCAGCTACAGTACAAATAGTATTAGTTAAATCTAATGAAGAAGAAACTATAAAAATTAAACAACAAGAAAAATTAACAGAAAAAGTACTTCAATTTCTTAAAGATAATAATATTATTCAATTAAGAGAAGAAGTTAAAGTTGTTTATTATTGTGGTGATTTAAGAAATTATACTGCTACTGATGAAATTGTATATAAATTTCCTCAAAGAAGAGTAGATATAAAAAATAATAGACCTGAAAGATTTAGAGATTATAGTAAAACATTAGAACAACAAAAGAATATTATGTCTTTAGTTAACACAGCTCCTACAGCAGATATTAGTTGGAAAACTGCAATAAGAAAAGTAGGTAGTAATTTTGGATTATTATTAAAAATAGTAACAGAAAATTAAATATAAATTATAATACTATGAAAAATACAGTATTTTATGAAGGAAATGTAGTTCAATTTAGAAAAAATGTAAATGGAACCAACAAAGATACTAGTTTTCAATTTGAAGAAGTTGATATAATTAATAGAATTGAATTAAATAATACTTTAACTATTTTATTTAATAGTGGTAAAGTATTAATTAAAGATAATATTATTAATTATAATAGTTGGTTTAAAAGACATTTTAAAATATTAATATAGGGAGTTTTATACTCCCTTTTTTATGCTTAATTATGACAGAAATTTTATATAAAAAAGATAGTAAAGGTAAAGTACTTCAATGGTCAGCAGAAGTTAATAAAAATATACAAGGTATACAAATTATACTTAAAGCAGGAGAATTAGAAGGAAAAATAGTAGAAACTACTAGAAATAATATTAAAGGAAAAAACATTGGAAAATCTAATGAAACATCTCCTTTAACACAAGCTACTTTAGAAGTAGAAAGTCTTTATAGACGTAAAAAAGATTTAGGTTATAAAAGTTTAGAAGATATTGGATATAATAATTATCTTAAAGAAAATGAGGATTTTGGATTATCTTCTACAACCAACACAATTTCTATGGGGGAATATTTAAAAAAACATTTACCTATTGATAATACTGATGCTCTTGGTAATCTTAAACCTATGAAAGCTCAACAATATTATCGTAGTAAAAAAGATTGGATTGACCCTAATGGTAAATTATGGGATGATAGAAAATATTTTTATTTACTTAATCCTTATGAACCTAAAGAAAAAGGAGCAATTATTATTAAATTTCCTTGTTTAATACAACCTAAAATTAATGGAGTTAGATGTACTATTAGTTTTATTAATAATAAAGTACAAATACTTAGTAAAGAAGGTAAGAGATATAATCTTCCCCACTTAGAAGTTGTGTTGGTTGGTAACAAAACTTTAATAGATGAAAATCTTAAAGGTTATGGACTTGAATTAGATGATATATTTTTCGATGGTGAATTATATATTCATGGAGAAAAATTACAAACTATATCTTCTGCTGTTAAAGCTCCTAATTTAGATACAAATAGAGTTCAATTTATTGCATTTGATTTAGGTGTTAAAAATCTTAATAATATTTCAAGATTTACAATTCTTAAAGATATTATAAATCAAATTAAAGAAAAAGATTTTACTAATTCAATAGATGTTGTAACTACTTATAAAATTAAAAGTGATGCTACAGTTCAAACACTTACTGATAATTATATTAAAGATGGTTATGAGGGTTCTATTTTAAGAAATCCTGAAGGATTTTATCAATTTGGTAAACGTCCTATGGATATGGTAAAACTTAAAAGAGTTATAGATGAAGAATTTAAAATTATTGATATTATTCCTCAAGATAAAAATCCTGATTTAGGTTTATTTGTTTGTAGAACTAAACAAGGTAAAGAATTTCAAGTAAATCCTAAAGGAGATAATAATTTTAAATCTTTAGTTTTATTTCAAAAACATTTATTTATTAATAAAATGCTTACTTGTACATTTTATGAATATACTGAAGATATGATACCTTTTCATGTAATTGATAATATTGTAAGAGACTATGAATAATAATATTACTATAAATTATGGTATAGGAGAAAATTATCTTAAAGATTGGGGTATTCAAGAAGCTCTTAGAGAAATATATCAAAACTTTATTGATTATGGTAATTTTACTCAACAAATAGGTATTTCTGCTATTGTCAATAATATTGAATATATTAGTATTACTCTTAAAAATGATTTTAAACCTGATAATTTTTCTTTTCTTAAAATAGGAGAATCACAAAAAGAAGATAAAGAAAATTCAATAGGACAACACGGAGAAGGACTTAAAATGGCTTTTCTTATATTTTTACGTCTTAATTATCCTATTGAACTTAAAGCTAATAATCATATAATAAAACCTATTTGGCAAGAACAAGCTATATTAGGTACTACATTAGCTTTAGAATTTAAACCTTTTGAATCAAATACTAATTTTTATCTTGGTTTTACTATACCTAAATCTGATTTTGATTATTTTAATAATAACTTAATTAAAAAGAAAGATATTATATATTCAAATGAATATCATGGAGATATAGTAGATAAACCAGTAGGTAATATTTATTCAGGTAAATTATTTGTATGTAATCTTAAAAATATTAAAAAATCTTATAACTTTCCACCTGCTAGACTTAAACTAGATAGAGATAGAAAAGTACCTGGAAGTTTTGAAGTTAGTTATCATAGTTCTAAAATTAATGAAGCACAAGCTGAAATTAATTTTGTAGACCAAAATTATGATGATTATAGATACGTAAGTCATATTCCTAGTACTTATTATCCTTCTATTAAAGCTAGAGCAGTAGGAGAAAATATAGAGTTTATTGCAAAAGTAGTAGATAAAGAAACTAATGAAATTAAAGAAGTTCTTATTACTAATCAAAGTATGAAAGAACATTTTAAACAACAAAGTTTTTTTCAAAAAGCAATTAATGGTATTAAAAACTTTATAGCTTCTAAATTTGGTATTAAAGAATTACTAATTAAATTTAGAAATAAACATTGTTATAGTGAAGAAGCTAAAAAAGATTTTGATATTATATTAAATAAATTAGGTATTACATTAAATGATACTTCAGATGAATTAATCTTTTAAATTAATTAAATAAATATGTTTATACAAAAATTAGATTCAGGATTTATAATAACTGATAAAAATAATAAAAAAAAAGCAATAGAAAATTTAGATTCTATTAGAAATTTATTATTACAAAAAATTGATGAAGGATTAAATAAACTTAAAAGTCCTAGTTATAATAATTTAAGTATTGATATTAAAATAGATTTTAATATTCCTATTATAAAAGATGATAATTTATAATAATCTTAAAATATTAACTATTAAACCTAGTGGTAGAAGTAGTGATTTTATTAGTCCTTCTTTTGCCACTGGTTGTTTATTAGAATGTTCATATTGTTATATGAAACGTAATACTCCTAAAGGAGTTACTTTATATAATAATGTTAATGATATATTATTAGCAATAGATAAACATTCTAAAAAAACTAAAATTATTAAACCTAATCAAACTGATGAAAAATATATAACTTATGATATAAGTTGTAATGAAGATTTTGCATTACATTTACCTCATCATGATTGGTATAAAATTTTTACTTTTTTTAAACAACATCCTAGAGCTAAAGCTACACTTGCTACTAAAATAGTTCCTAAAAAACTTCTTACTTTTAATCCTAATAATAAAATTAGAATTAGATTTAGTTTAATGCCTCAACTTATTGCTAATATAGTTGAACCTAAATCAGCTAAAATTCTTGATAGAATTAAAGCTATTAATGATTTTATTGAATCAGGATATGATGTTCATGTTAATTTTAGTCCTGTTATTTTATTTAATAATTGGATAAAACATTATGCTGAATTATTTATGTTATTAGATATTTATGTTAAAGAAGAATATAAACATAAAGTTAAATGTGAAGTTATATTTCTTACTCATAATGAAGCTAAACATTATTATAATTTAGAAAAAAATATTAAAGGGGAAAACTTGCTATGGGTTCCTAATTTACAAGAAACTAAAGTTTCACAATATGGTGGTACTAATATAAGATATGAAGTTAATATTAAAAGAGATGCTATTAATGAATTTATTAAAGTTCATAATTCTTTAATTGCTTGGAATACAATAAGATATATCTTTTAAAATGCCACTACACGCATACAGCTTATTAAGATTTAATTATCTAACATAAGTAATACAAATATATTACTTTTATATTTTGATTTAATACACACGCTTAAAATCAATTTTAAATTCAAAAATTATGTCAGAAAATATTGACAATGAAGAAATTATCGATGATGATAATGTAAGTCAAGGACTTACTAAATTTCTTAATGTTTATAATGCAGACCATATAGCAGTTGCAGATGCATTAGTAGATAAATTAAGAGAAGGTTATATAAATCCTATTCAATTTCATTTAGCAATGAAAAGAATGGAAAAATTAGTAGAAGTTGTTAGTAAGAATGATGATGCTAAAGATATTATAATATCTGAAGTTAGAAAAAATCTTTCAGGTAATGTTAAAACTGTTAAAATGTTTGGAGCTAGTTTATCTGTAGCCGCTACATATACTTATTATGATTTTAGGGAATGTAATGATATATATCTTAATGAATTGTATGATATACAAGAAAAAGTTAAACAATTAATTAAAGATAGAGAAGATGAATTAAAATTATTAATTCCTAATAATAATGATTTAAGAATTCCTACTGCTACTAAAGTTATTGATAGAATGCCTAGTTTAGAATGGACTGAATTAGGACAAGATTGTGTTGTTAGTGCTCCTATTAAAAAACAAAAAGAAGGAGTTAAAGTTTCATTTGATAAAAATAAATAATATGGTTATTAGTTATATTAATAAAGTTAAAGAATTTATGACTTTATTTGAACAACCTGTACATGAAAGTATTATTAATATTCCTGAAGATAGAAATAAACTTCGTATTGAATTAATATTTGAAGAATTAAAAGAATATGCTGAAGCTAGTGGATTATCTGATCATTTTGCAGATTTATGTTATGATTATCATAAAGCTTATAATCCTGATAAAAATCAATATAATGTAGTAGAACAGCTTGATGCTTTATGTGATTTACAATATGTACTATCAGGTGCTATTATTGAACATGGTTTTACTAATATTTTTGATGATGCTTTTGAAGAAGTACATAGAAGTAATATGAGTAAAGTATCTAATAGTAAAGAAGAAGCTTTAGATACTTGTGTAAAATACCAAAAAGAAAGTATAGAATGTACAGCTAAAGAAATAAAAGGTAAATTTATTACTTATAGAGATAAAGATAATAAAGTTCTTAAATCAATTAATTATTCTCCGGCTAATTTAAAACAATTCATTAATGAATCTAATAGCTAAATATTCTTTAAAATTTAATAAAGAATTAAGAATTTATACTGATGATAATTCTGAAAGTCCTAGAGATTGGGGAAATAGTGATATATTTTTAGTTTATGACCATCCTAATTTTTATGTAGAAATAGAAGGCTATAAACCTATTGATATATATAATTATTTATATAATAATTATGAAAATTATAAATTAAATAATTATTATATATTTACTGTATATGCTTATATACATAGTGGGATTTTATTATCATTATCTCATCAAGGTGATAAATTTGATGTAAGTTCAACAGGATTTATATTAGTTGATAAAAATGATTTTGATTTTGATTTACAACGAAAACATAATGATGAATTAAAAGATTTATCAGATGAAGAAATTGCTAAATATTATGCTAATAATTTAATTACTAATTGGAATAATTATTTAGCTGGAAATGTATATAGATTTGAATTAGTTAATTTTAAAAAATATAAAAAATTATATTTATTTAAAAATAAAGAAGAATTATCTAAAGATACATTTATTGAAGATACATTTATTGAAGAAGAAGTAATAGATTCTTGTGGAGGATTTTATAGTAATGATTTACAAGAATTATTAAGTTATATAGATAATAAATATATAACAGAAGAAATTAAACAAATTAAAACTTTTAATTAAATAATGATACAAGCAAAAATAGTGGCAGATTCATTAAGTCCACAAGGTCATAGATTAACAACTTTAGAAGTTGTAATGCCTAGATATATACTTGCTGAATTTAATACTCATAGGATATTGAGTAAAAATAGTGCAAGTAGTAGAGCTATACCATTTAATAAAATGGTTAAGAATGTACAAGAAAATCCTTTCATTCCTTATGCTTGGCAAATTGATCATAAAGGTATGCAAGGTAGTAATTATTTTACTGATGAAGAACAAATATCCGAACATAGATTACAGTGGTTAGAAGCTAGAAATATTGCAATACAAGTTGCAGAAAATATGAATCATGTTGGTAATGTAACTAAACAATTATGTAATAGATTACTTGAACCTTTTATGTATCATAAAGTACTTGTATCAGGAACTGAATGGGAAAACTTTTTTAATCTTAGATGTCCTCAATATGAATACATTGCTGAAGGAGAAACATATACTACTAAAAGTTGGAAAAGTTTAGAAGATATGTTAGTTAAAAGAAAACGAGATTCTTTATTAGAAAATGCTTATGAAGTAAATCAAACTAATACTCTTTTTAGATTAAAACATAATAAAGGACAAGCTGATATTCATATGATGTTTTTAGCAGAAGCAATTTATGATGCTATACAAGAATCAACTCCTAGAAAACTTAAAGAAGGAGAATGGCATATTCCTTATGGAGATAATTTTGATATGGGTAAAATAGCTAGTATATCAACAAAATTAGATATATCTATAACAGAAATAGTATGTAAAATTTCTGTAGCAAGATGTGCTAGACTTTCATATCAAACATTAGGAGATAATCCTGAAATTAATTATGAAAAAGATTTAGAACTTTATGAAGTTTTAAGTAAATCAGGTCATTGGAGTCCTTTTGAACATGTTGCTAGAGTTATGACTGAATATGAATATAATAGTTATTTACATGGAAGACCTTTAAATGGAGGTATATATAGTGAAAGGGGTTGGTGTAGAAACTTTAAAGGATTTATTCAACAACGTGCTTTAATTGATTAATTAATTAAATAAAAATATGAAGATACAACAAGATACAAAAGATGAAAATATACATATCTATTCTGTTGGTCTTGTTGTTCTTTATTCTGTTTATGGTAGATTATTAGAACTAAGACAAGATAGTACAGAAACTTCTACATTTAAAATATCTGTTATTGATGAAGATTTAGATAAAGAAACTGATGGATATAGTATAGAATTTTGTTCATCTGATGAATTAATTAAAATAATTCAAGATTTTAAAAAGAAATTAAATAATAGTAAAAAATAAAAAAATGTTAAAACTTAAAATACAAGTTCAAGATGAGGATAAATTTGAATTAGTACTTCAACTATTATCTCAACAACTACATAAAGAATTATATAAAATTGAACCACTACATAAAGAATTATATAAAATTGAACCACTAGATATTGAATCTGATAAAAATAATATATATTTCTTATTAGAATATGCTCATTCTAAATTTATTAATAGAATACTAATTAAAATTAAAGATTTAATTGAAATTATAGAATTTAATATAGAATATGCTTATATTTACAGTAGAGAAGAAGCTTATACTGATATTGATAATCAAACTAATAGAAATATTATTTATAATAATTTAAAATATTAATTATTATGAAAATAAAAATAGAATTAGAAATAGAAGTTGTAATTACATCTGAAGATAATAAAGAACCTAGTGTTACTGATAGTTTAATACTAAAAAGTATAACAAAAAAAATAGGAACTAAAGTAGAAAAAATGTATATTGACGAACTTAAAATAACTAAAACTGAAATAGTATGATAATAGGAATTAGTGGTAAAATAGGAAGTGGTAAAGATACTGTTGGTAAGATTATACAATTTCTTACTATTCTTAATAAATCAGATAAAGTGCATTGTAATATGTGGAAATTTCATTTTGATAAAAATAATAATGCTATAACTAGTATATTAAATGAATCTGATTATGAAATTAAAAAGTTTGCTGATACTCTTAAAGATATGGTATGTATTCTTATAAGTTGTACTAGAGAACAATTAGAAGACCATGATTTTAAGAATAAAGAACTTGGAGAACAATGGAGAATATGGTATATAATTCATTATAAATTATCTAATAATAATAATGAAGGTAGAATAGGTAAAATATATTCATCAAAAGAAGCTTTATTAGGATATGAATCTTCTGATTTTTTTAAAAATCTTAAATTAAATGGTTATCAGATTGTTTCAAAAGTATTAACTCCTAGATTATTACTACAATTATTAGGTACTAATTGTGGTAGAGATATTATACATCCTAATATTTGGGTTAATAGTTTATTTAGTGAATATAATAATACTTGGAGAGCTTTAGATATAATGAATATGTCTAATAATTCTGTAAAAAGAATTTCAGAAATATCAGAATCTAATTGGATTATTACAGATATGAGATTTCCTAATGAACTTGAAGCTGTTAAAAGTAGAGGAGGTATTAATATTAGAGTTAATAGATTTAAAGAACCTTTATATGATTATTTAGGAGATAAATTAACACTTAAAGAATTATTTCATCAAATACATAAAGATACTGGAGAATATCCTTTAAAAACTTATGCTGATGAACATTGGTTAATTAAAGAACACGAATCTGAAACAGCATTAGATAATGCTGAATTTGATTATACTATTGATAATAATGGTAATATTGAAGATTTAATTGAAAAAATAAAAAAAATATTAATTAAAGAGAAAATTATTAATGCTTAATTTATTAGAAGAAACTAAACATCTTATTAGAGAAGGTAGAGTAGTAGGTAATACTACTAGGCAAGTAGATACTGCTATTGATTTATTACATCAAAGTCATGAAATTCTTGTAGTAGACCATAGTAATACTAGTAGTGGTATGCATCATTTACTTCATAAGATTAATAAAAGACTAGAATTTATGTATAATCATTTATTTGGTACTAAGATTAAATTAAGACATTATATTATTGATAGTATTGTTGTTATTAAGTTAAAGATTGATACGTAAAAAATAAAGTAAATATGACAGAAACACAAGTTAAACAAGTTATTGGTCAATTAGAAGCATCAATTGATAAAGCAGAACCTTATACTAGTAAAGAAGAATTTGAAGAATATTGTGATAATGTTCAAAGTTGTATTACTAGATGGAAAGTTATTTTAAAACAAATTAAAGAAAATGAAAAGTAATTATATAGAAGGTAAAATAGGTACTAGATTATATCAAATTAATAGAGATAATAGAATTGATGGATTAATTGAATCTAGATTTAATATATTTGAATGTCATTTTATTTTTAAATATAAACAATTTACTTTATTTGGTTTTAATTTAATTAATCAAGGCAATATAGATATAAAAGTATATGAAAAATATACTAATTTTTTTAATAAACTTATTTATAATACTGAAGAATTTAAAACTATTATTAATTTAAATAAAATTGATTCAATTAATATTGATTCAGATAGTTTTATAATATATAATGGTTGTATTATTTATATTTCAAGAAATAATACTATTATAAATAAATTTTATGATTTTGCTATAGATTTTAATGATTTAAAACAAGAACTTAATAAATTATTAAAAGATGAACTTCTTATATTAGAATCTAAAAAAGAAAATATTAATAGTCAAATAGATACTTTAATTAAACAAATAGGAGAAAATGGCACACAATCTTAATATTATAAATAATAGAGCTAGTTTTGCTAGTAAAAAAGAAGTACCATGGCATGGCTTAGGTAAAGTTGTAGATGCTATGACTTCTGAAGAAGCTATTAAATTAGGAGGATTAGATTTTGAAGTAGAAAAAAGAAAAATTTATTATCATGATAATAAACATATTTCTTTTGATGATGCTAAAAAGTATAATACTATTTCAAGAGTTAAACTTAAAGATTCTAATATTTATAAACAAGAATTTATAGTTCCTGATAAATTTATAACTGTTAGAAATGATACTAATCAGTACTTAGGAATAGTAGGAGCAAAATATAATATTATTCAAAATTATGAAGCTTTTGATTTTATGGATAGTATTATTGGTAAATTTGCATCTTATGAAACAGTAGGAGCATTAGGTAATGGAGAAATTATATTTATTACTGCTAAAGTAACAGAAGAATTAGTAATTAATAAAGATTTAATTGATAAATATTTATTATTAACTATGTCACATGATGGTACTAGTAGTATTCAAGTTATGTTTACTCCAATAAGAGTAGTTTGTAATAATACATTAACTGCTGCTACAAGAGGTAACAAAACTAAAGTTAGTATTATGCATACTAAAAATGCTAAAACTAAATTAGAACTTAGTAAAAAAATACTAGGTATTGTAGACCAAAATACATTAGCTTATCAAGAAGCTTTTGGTATATTAGGTAAAAAGCAAGTTAATGATGATACTGCTTATGATATTATTGAAACTGCATTAGGTTTAGTCAGAGATTCAAAACAAACACTATCTTCTAAGGGGGAAAATCTATTAAATAAAGCACTTACTTATTACCATGAAGGTATAGGACAAGAAAATATAGTAGGTACAGCTTGGGGAGTGTATAATGGTATTACTGGCTATTTTCAAAATGTTAAAGAATATCGTACTAATGATGCTAAATTTAAAAATACATTTAATAGTGGAGATGCTACTATTAGACAAGATGTATTTAATCAATTATTAAAATTATAATGGAAAGACAAGAGAGACTTAATATTATTATTAGAAGTCTTGAAGATTCTAGTACATTTGAAGGTAGAAAATTACTTGATGAATTTTCCCCCTTAGAAATAGTTGATGTTGCAAACCATTTAGTAAATATTTTACCTGATACTTTAGATGAAAAAATTACTAAAATATCAGAAAGATTATTTGTTTCATGGAATAAAGAAATTATACAAAATCATTGTAAACATAATATTAATACATTATTAAAATATTATATACAAAATAAATTAGATAATAAAAAACTTATTTTATTAATAACTTATTTAAGTATATTATATAAATTAGATAATATTAGTATTACTAAAGATTTTGATGAAATTCAAAGTTATTTTGAATCACTTATTATAACTTCTACTAATGAATTAGTAGATGAAGTTAATAATAATCCTATAAATGCTAATACTTTAAATATAAGAAATTATTATATTAGAGTTATAGATGATTTTATTATATTACCTACATTAAAAACTAAAGAAAATTTTATATCATATTTAATACATTAATACTATGAACTTACTTATAATTGTTACAATAATATTAGCTTTATTAGTTATATTATTAGCTTATAAAAATAATCAAAAAGAAAATTTGATAAATAAAAAAACTGATGAGTACCAATTTCTTCATAATGAATATAGTGAATTAAGAATTACTCATGCTAATTTAAAAAAGCAAGCTAATGATGCTTATAATACTTATCATAAGAATTTAGATGAATGTAGAAAAAATAATTCTAATGAATCTTTATTATTTAAATGGTTAATTGTTAAATTACAATCTTTTAACCAAGAACCTTCTAAATTTATTCAATATCTTAATGAAGGAACTCCTAAATCATTTTGGGTAATATACGATAAAGAAACAAAATCTTATATAATTAAAGATGCATTTGGTTCAGAAAGTATTGAACATAAAATAGATTTTAAATTAGATGATAAATCTTTAAAAACTATAATTAATGATTATTTTAATTCTAAACTTTTTATAGAAAATTATAATATTGATAAAACTAAAACAAATGAAGATTTTGAATTAATAAAAAATATTTATAAATCTATTAAATAATTTAATATGAGTAATAACATATTAATAATTATAATAGCTATAATGTTATTATTAATAATAATTTTATATTTTAATAATAGAGCTTTATCACATAATGTAAAATCTAAAGAATTATTAAAAAAATATACTAAAGTAAATTATGAAACTACTTATTATATTTTTGTTAAAAATAAATTCTATAAAGTTTTTTCAGTAGATTCTAGTGGTAATGCTTATGTTAGAATTAGAGAAGGATATAAATCTCCTAAAGTAAAATTTTATGGTAAATTATATTTAAAAGTTAAAAATCAAAATTTATATATTAGTTTAAATAAATTTAAAGAAAATCCTAATAATACTAATTTACAATCATTAGAAGAAATAAAAAAAGAGGCTCTTAATTGAGCCTCTTTTATTAGTAAAAAATTTGCAAACCTAGTTAGTACTTCTTATCGTTTTTCAAATACTTGTGTACTTGAATTATATAATGAATATGCTTTAGTTCCAAATGGTAACATTTGTAAAGTTTCTTTAACAAATTTACTATTACCACTATGTACACCAGCTTTAATTTCATCTTCTCCAATTACTAAAGTACCAACAGATTCAATCCATTCCCAAATATCTTTAATAATTGCAGTAGCAGGAATAATATCTCTAATTAAATTTCTTGCTTCCATAGGATTAACATATAATAATAAATCTGTTCTTAATCTAATACCTTGATTCATTAATACATTTAATGCTGCATTATTTTCATCATCATCATCTTTTAATCCTGCTGCAAGAAGTAATAAAATATATAAATTAATAGCCATACTAACTTCAGTAATAACTTTTCTCATATTAGCAGCATCAACTTCTTTAATATTTTCTCCATCTACTAATCCTTCAAAATTACCATTTTTATATAAACCAAAACTATATTTATTTATTAGACCTTTAAAAAATTCTAAAGCAAATTTACCTATATTAGTATTACTATAAACAGTACCCACACTTCTATATCTACCTTTTACAGTAATTCCTAATATATCATCAAATCTTTCTTTTTCAGCTCTAACTGCAATAGCTTCTAACATCCAAGTTCTAAATTGTAATCCTGCTCTACCTAAAAAAGTTCTTTTAGCATTAATAGTAGATAAAGGGTCATAATTACCATGATTACGTTTAATTATTTGATCTAATTTAAGTCTTAATTTAGTAATAACTTCAGTTGGAGCTTCTCCATATTCAGCAGTATTCCAATTAAAATCATTATCCATAGCATCCCAAATACTAACTTCTCCTTTAATTGTATTAACTTTAGTTTCTTTAGCTAAAGCAATTAATAAAGGTGCTTGATTTATATATTCAGTACGTTGTTGCATATTATAAGGAGCTAACCATTTTAATCTTTTATTAAAACTATTAGATGTAGTATTAGTATATAATTCATTAGAAGCATCTTTTAATACATCCCATTTATCCATAGCACTTCTAATTTTATTGGCTGTTTCAGAATTATATAATCCTGTATTATAATTAAAACTTACATTTTTACCAATACTATTTAACACTAATTTATAACCATAGTTTAAATTACGTTTACTATATAATCTACCATCAGCAGCTTCAATATAATTAGCAATCCAACCAAATCCCATATTACTAATACCTCCTAATACATTCCAACCCATTAATTTAAGTTGTAAATATTTAAGCATATTATCACCTGCTTTAGAATATATAAAAGTTTTACCTTGATTAGCTAATTGTTCTACAATTAAATTAAATGTAGTATCATAATCTTCTTGTGTTATAACATTATTAGCTAAATCTTCTTGTAATTGCTCTAATTTATTTTCTAAATCTTTCTTCTCTTCTTTTTCAGTAGGTGTTAATATCTTTTTACCTTTACCTTCTTCTTCTCTAATATCATTATAAATATTAGCTTTAGTATAATTATCTAAAGCTTCTTTTAATTTAAGAAAAGATTCAGATTCTTGTTTTTTCATAATAATACCACTTTTATTAGTAATTGGTATACCATCAGGTCTATAATAAGATTCTTTATAAGAATCTATTACAGTATTAGCAATTTTAATACTATCTTCAATTTTAGCTTTATGTTTATGAGCTAATACTAAAGCAGTATAAGATTTAACTACTTTACCTAAATCAAAAGATTTCTTTTGAGAGTATTCATGAACTGCATCTTCTTCAAATTCTTGTATATATTCAACACTAGGTTGTTTTTTATTAATAGATACATATTCAATAGTTCTTTTATTAATATAATCTTTAACAAATTGATAATTATCTTTAATAATAGGTATTCTCATATCTTGTTCAGGTTGTCCGGTAACAGGGTCAAGAACAGCATTAGTATTATCAGAAAATGAACTTTGCATAGATTCAATAAAAGCATCATAAATAGGTTTATAACCTAAATGCATACCTCTTTCATTAAACATCTCTATTAAAGTCTTTTCAATATAAGGTAAACCACCATAAGCTAAAGCTTTTTGTTGTTCATCAGGAACAAACTTTCTAAGGTCATCAAAAGTACTTTCAATAAAAGAATAAAATTCATATAAATCATTATTATTACTAATAATATCAAAATTACTATCAAAATAATTAATTGTTTTATCTTCTTTAATAGGTATAATTTCATAAAATTTATGAGATTGAAAATCAGTAAAATTACTTAATCTATTATTAATTTTATTAAATGAATGTTTTTCTAATTCATATGGACTATTAGCTAGTTGCCAATTTTCATATTTTCTTTTAGCTTCTTCATTATTTAAAATATCTTCTCTATCTTTTAAATTATATCTATCTAATAATACTTCAATATAACCATCTTTATGTTCTTGATAAGATTTTAATCTTTTTTCTTGTTTTTTAATATAAAGATTATAAGCACCTTGACCTAATTTATTTTTTAATTCTTCTCTTGCTTTAATAACCTCATCAGTTATTTCACCATTAGCAGGAAAAATTAAACTTAAATTAGTATTTTCTCCAACAGTTTTAATAAAATTAGTTAAATTAATATAATTTTCAAATTTATTATCTTTAATTAAATTACTAATAACTTTATTTTTATCTTTATAAAATAAATTAGAATAAGGATTAACTAAATGTCCAGTTAACTTACCATTAGTTTTCTTTTGTCTAAAAACTTCAAATAATTCTTTATTACCAAAAGATTTTAATATAGGTAGTACTTTATCTAATAATTTATCAAAACCTTCTAATTTTTGATTAAATTCATCTTGAGCATTAATATTAGCTTGTTTAACAGCACTCCAAATAGAAGTTAAAATTTCATTATCATAAGTACTAATATCTCTAAAATTAGATTGTAAAAAATTAATATCTTTATAATCTTCAAATATTTTATCTATATCAGTTTCTTTACCTATATATTTTTTAACAAATTCTTGTAAAAATTCTTTCTCAATTCTTAATAATTCATCAGCTAAAAATCCTGCTTCTACTTCTAAATCAGTAAAAGCTTCTACTAATATTTTAGATTTTTTAGCAATATCATTAAATAATAACTCTTTAGAATTTTTCCAAAAATTAATAATACTTCTAGCATAAACAATATCTTCAGAAGTTAAAGGTCTTTTTAACATATCATTAACTACTTGTAAATCTTGTTCACCTTTATCTGCAATATCTCCTAAAAAATTAATATCATCAATACGACTTAATAAATCTTTATCTTTTTTATAGACTTCGTCTAATTGACTTACTCTAACAAAATTATCTTCATCTTTTGCTTTTTTAATAGCAGTTCTTAATTTTTTAACTCTTAATTCTAATGCTTGTTTATAAGAAGGAAAATTAACAGGAGTAGATTCAATAATTTCATATTCAGTTTCATAATTAGAATCAAAAGAATAATCAATTAATCTATTAGGTTCAATTATAACAGTACCATTTTGTTCTTTTGCTATTACATTTACGATATTATTATTAATAAAATTAACAATTTGTTCAGCATTAGCTTTTTGAATTAAAATACCTTCATTATTAACTAAATTAAATTTATTATTAAGATACTCTACAGTTCTTACAAATTTAGGTTTATTAAAATTACTATATATAGTAGGTTTTATTACATTATCAAATAAATTAATAATTTCATGTAAAGCTACTGATAAATTACTATCTTTTTTAACTCCTAAACTTTCTAATAATGATGTAATAGCATCTATTAATCTTTTCCATAATGATTTAGTTTTATCAGAAACATTAATACTATTTAAAAACTTCTGAAATTCTACATTATTTATAGAAGCTGCTATAAATTCTTGTAAATTACTTAAATTATAAATAATATTACTTTCAGTACCAGTAATTAAAGGTTTTTTAGTTTTTACTTTATCATTAACTATATCAATTATACCTTCTCCATATTTAGATTTAGCAAATTTAATAGCATCTTGTCTTAATAATTCTAAATTTTTAATAAAAGTAGAGTTACCTTTATCAACTTCCATAGCAGTAATAGCATGAACTATTTCTTCTAATAAAACTCTTTGTAATTCTTCTTCTGTTTTTATCTTATTAGGATTAATTCTAATTTGATAAGGTTCACCAAATACTTTACTTTTATATAATCTACCCTTAGCTTGTAAATTAGTATCTACATATAAAGGTATATCATTTAATACTGGTATTATTTCAGAAACTTTACCTGCAAAATAAGATAAAATAGTATTATCAGAATTTTTTCTAATTTTACGTAAAATATGTTTATATTTTTCTGCAATAGGTAAAGATGTATCAGTTAAATAATATTTTTTACTTAAATCAGAAGTATTAGTATTATATACTAAAGGAGAATTATCTTGTTCAGTATCTCTATCTAATGAAAGAAAATCATTAATATTTTTTTCATCCGGAATATATTCTGTATTAGGTTCTTTAAATTTATTATTAATAAATACAGGTAAATTAGATTTATTTAATACATCAATATTATTATTTACTTGTTGAATATAAACAGTACTTTTACCAGCGAAACTAGACCACATATCATACTCTTGTAATCCTTTATATCCTAAAGTGTCTAATTCAACAAAATCTTTAATATCTTTATTATATTTAAAAATTCTATAACTATTAGGCATTAAACCAGATAAAACTACTAAAGGTCTTTTAATAGTACCATTACTAAATAATTTTCCATCAACTACTTCATAATTTTTAGCTATCTCTTCATTATAAAATTCATCAGGATTATGTTGAATATATTGAGTATAAAATGCTTCTGATACACTATTTACAAAATCTTCATTAGTAAATAATTGATAATTAGCAATCATATTATTATAATATCCTATATTTTTTAAATACTCAATAGGTATAAATTTAATAAAATTATTAGATTGTTGTATACCACTAGTAATCATTTGATAAGCTATTAAATCTTCTGCTAAATTACGAGTAGTATAATTTTTATTATTATATACACCTAAATAAGTATTATTAACTAACATATCAATAATACTATTAATAATAATTTCTTCATTCATTTCAATACTTCCTGCATTATAATAATTAATAACAGTAGGTATTCTACCTAAAAAGGTATTAGTAACATTATTTCTACCTATTTGTAATCTATCTAATAATGGATTAGTAAAAGGTTTATCTTTTTGAGTTAAATTATTAATTATAGAACCTAAACTCATATTAGTTTCAGTATCATATAATAAATTATATCTTAAATCATTTACAGTTTGTGTGTCTTTTCCCCATAGATGGAATGTGTTGGAACTTAAGAAAGATTTAAAAGAATTAGTAACTCTATTAAGTGCATCAGCTTGTTTCTGAATAGTATTATAAGTTTCATTTTGACTTTCTATTATTGCTGTAAATATAGCTCTAATTTTACCTTTATTATAAAGATAAAAATTATTCCATAATTTATTATTAGTTAATACTCCAAAAGTAGAAGCAAAACCACTAATACTATTAGGTTTAATATAAGTACCTTTGTAATCAACACTATCTTCTAAAGGGGAAGTAGAATAATCTCCAATTAATTTACTAATATTTCTAATATCACTATCATATTTAGGTAATGTTAAAATTTGGTCTCCTTTAGTTAATGAATAAAAGAAATTTTTACCAATACCGCTACTATCTGAATTAATAGTACTTTGTATTTGTTTTAATATAGCACCTTTATTACTTAAATCATTAAAATAATATAATACAGCTTTTTGATATTCAGTATCTATATTTCCATCTTTAATATTATTAAACATTTTTTCTAATGAAGTTTTCTTTAATAATATTTTAAAATTTTCATTAAAACTAGGAATTTCAATAGCTTTATTAAAATACTCTATAATTATAGGTTGATTTATAAAAGCAATAATAATATTTTCATCAAATCCCATTAAAGACATAGCTCTAATAGTATCAAAAGTATTACTATTTATATTTAATTTACCTAATAATTGTTCTTTTTCATTATCTAATGCGGCTGATTGAAAAGCAGAAATAACATCAGATTTATATTTTCCTGGTACACTACTATTAGGATTATTTAAATTAACATTATTATATCCTGCTATATTTAAATTATAATCAATTTCAATACCTTCTTTAGTAGTTTTATAAAAATTAACATTACCTTCAATATATTGTAATACTGCATTAAAAACACTATCTAATGAAAATAAACCTACTGCATTTTTACCAGCCCTAGCATTTGTATATTTATAACTTTGGTAGTTATCATTAAAAGGACTAAAAGTAGTTTTATTAATATTTTTAGATACTTTATTAACTAAAGATGGTAAATTACCAAAACCTAATGGATTAATTCTAGCTTTTTGTACTTCTTTAGCAGGATTATTTAATACAGAAAAATGAATATCTAAAATATTATTTTCTAATATAGAATTTTCTATATCCATATTCAATAAATTATTAGATAAAAATATATTACGTTGAGATACAAAAGCATATATTTTAACTTGTAAAATATCAATTTCTTTTTGAATATTTTCAGCTGTATTTAATCTTAAAGCTTTATTTTTATCTAAAATAGCAGTTTTACTACCTAATTCATTTCGTAAATCTTTAAGTCTTTTATTAATAATTTCAATACTATTTTTAATAGTATTCTTTTTATTTAAATGTTTTTTACTAATAATTTCTAAAGATTTAGTATCTTCATTATAAGTAGATTTATACATATGAGTATATAATTTATCTACGTCAAAATCAGAACCCATTTGAATTACAAAATCTGCAGGAGCTATTACAATATCTTCATAAGAATCAGGTAAAAATCCAACAATTTTTATAGTACTCATACTATTTAAACCTTGTGTAGGAATACGATAACCAAAAGAAGTTAATAATTGTTCAGGTATTTTATTAATATCAATAACACCATCTTTAATAAAATCTTGAATTTTTAAACTATTACCTTCACTATTCCAAAATTTAAAAGGTACTAAAACTTCTGCATAAGTAATAGTTCCATCTTTTTCCATACTAGCTTTTAAAGTACCATCCCAATTAGGATGTTTAATAATATTATTTTCATTAATACTATCAATAGTTCCTAATCCTACTTGTGAGGCTAATACAAATGATTTACCTCTAACTTTTCTTTTTCTAATTCTATTATCTACAATAGAATTTAATAAAGCACTAATTTTATTTTCAGAATTATTTAACCAAATAGGAACAGAAAAATTCAAAGCTAATTCATCTAAAGAAAAACTATTAATATCATTAATATTATAATTTCTAGCTAATCCTTCTTCAACTAATATATTTTTTAATTTAGATAAATTACCAATTTGTCCAGATTCAGTATTAAAATCTAAATCTTTTAATAATTTATCATATTTATTAAAAAATAATTGTTTATAATTATTATTATAACTTTCTAATAAAGTTCTACCATTTACAGATTCTCCTGTTTCAGGATGTATAAAACCTTCAACATCTAATATATTATTAAACAATAACTTACTTTGTTGAGTTCCATCATTTACTTCATTTTTATCTTCATCATAAGGAACTTCTTGTTGTATACCATGACCTTCTCTAGGAATACCTAATAACAATCCTTTTCTCCAATCTTTAGGAAGTTTAAAAGTATTACCATTATCAGTAAATACTTGTGGAATATTAGCAGGTTGACCTACTTTAACAGCAGAAGCAAATGCAACTCTATCAATTTTAGTTCCACTACTACCTTCCATTAATAAACGTAATCCATCTAATGCAGTATCTTTTGTCAATTCAGCTATTAAAGGAATAGAAGATGATTTAACATAAAGTCTAGTATCTATATCATTATATAAAAAATTATTACCATATACAGGTTTCATAGGCTGTAATATCATATTTTTATCAGATAATTCAACTTTACCAGTTTTATTATAAATATCTAATATTCTATTCATATTATCTTCAGTAATTTTACCTGCTTTAAACATAACTTTTAAATGTTCTTCTAAAGTAGTATATTCTTGAGCATCAGAAGCATCAATAGAATTATATTTATCTACAACATTAGTTCCTTTAAATAAAGATTCGATATAAGTACTAGCAGTACTTTTCATTTTAACATCATCTATAACTAACCAATTTAAAGTTTCATTTTCTTCAGCAATAATAGAAACTTTACCTGCATTATCCATAGCTAAACGTTTACCTTGATTATCAGAAGTAATAATAGAATTAGCTATATTTTGACCAACTTCATTTATTAAACTTGAATCAGATTTAATATTAGCATCTTTAGTAAATAAAGCAGGGTCACCTATAAATAATTGTTGAAAATTAAGATTAGCTATAGTAGTATTAATAACATAATTTTTTAATATACTATCTACATTATTACCAAATTCATTTTTATAATCTTTATCTATTTTAAGATATTCTTCACCTTTTTTATTAGTTTTAATAATACCTGCATCTTTCCAAACTTGTCTTTTTTCTTGAATAATATTAGATAATATTCTACTTAATTGTTTAGTTAATATAACATCATATTCAGCTAAAGTTCCTACTTCTTCTTTTAAAGTACCATCTTCATTCCATAATTCTTTTATATCATTTAAAAGAGGAAAACTAATAAATCTTCCACCCCCTTTATTATATTCTTTATTATTAAAATTACCTTTTTTAAGTTGATATTGTTTAATTCTATCTATTTCAGGATAAAATAATATTTTAACTAAATCTAGTCTATCATTATCTGATAACTTACCATTAGGAAATTTATATTCTACTCTAGGTACTTGAAAAATAAAAATATTACTTTTATCAGACATAGTAGGATATAAAACTTTCATTATAGGAATTTTATTATTACCTTTACCTACTTTAAGTCCTCTATTTAAAAATAAACCTAATTTAAAATCTTCTAATTGAGATTCAGATAAAGTATCAATAACTTTACCTAATTTATTATTTTGATATTTAATACTATCAGCTGTATAATATTTAAAATATTTATACATAATACCTTCTTTATTTAAATATCTAATACCCTCATCATTAGTTTTAATTAAATTATTAAACCAAATAGAACCAGCACTATAAGGTATATCTAATAAATATTGTAATGATAAATTATCATCTTTTAATTTAAAAAATCTATCAATAGCATATTTATTATTAACATAACTATGAACAGTATCACCATTACCATTTTTAAAATTATCTTGAAATAAATCATTTCTATATTTAGCTACTGTTTTAGCTAAATCAGTAATAGAACTATCTGAAAATACATTTAAAGTATTTATATCATATTCTACTTCTGGATTTACTTCTTTATTATCATTAGCAAATTGAACTATTCTATTTTTAATATTTTTAAAAATACCATTAGATAAGTCAAAATGTTGATGCATAGTAAGTAATTGTCCATCTCTATACATACCATAAAGCATAAAATTATTTTGAACAATATCAGGAATAACAATACCTATAGATTCTAACCAATCTTTAGTTCTATTAATTAACTGAGGATTATTTAAAATAGCTTCATATTGTTTTTCAAATTGTTTAATAAATTCTTTATTAATTTTTACAGTATTACCATCTTGAATAAAAACATTTTTGTATTTTAAATTATTTTGCCATTCAGATAATACTAAATTACTAATATTTTTAGAACTAGCAGGAGTAGGAATAAAAGTATATTCTTTATTAACATTATCATAATTAACAGATAAATATAAATGATTACTATGATGTTTATTAAAACTAGTTACAAAAGCATTTTTAAAATGATTATCTGATTCTTCTAATTTATTAATAACATCAAATAAATAAGGTTTAACTGATAATTCTTCTTTTAATAATTTAATAACAGTATCATAATTTAAATTAATAATATTATCATTAGATTTTACTAATATTTTAGTAAGAGTTATATAAATATTATCAAATGGAATAATTATATTATTATTAAGTATATTCTTTTTAGGAACATAAGTTTCACCTTTTTCAGTTCTTACTATTTTATAATCTTTAATACCTTCTAAAAAGTTTTTAACTTCTTTAGTTAGTGTAGTTCTAGGGTCAACTTTATAAAAATCAATATCTAACCAATTATTTTTATCTGATTCTTCTCTAGTTAAAATAATATCATTTTCAGATAAATCAGAAATAGTAGCTAAATTCATTCCTTTTTTAGCTATTCTTTTTCTAACAGCTTTAATAATTTTTTCTTTATTATTTATTAAAGCATCTAATTGATTATTAATTTCTTCTAAATTAATAGCCCTACCTAATTCAAAAGCAGTTTTATAAGAATCTTTTAATAATTCTAAACTTTGAATAAATAAGTTAACTTCTTTTTCAATACTTTTAATAGATATATTATCTTCTTGATTTTCTTCTAAAGCATCAGTATAAAATCTACTACTAATAGATTCTATAAGATTATTATATATATTAATAGGAACACCTTTTATTAAATTAGAAGATTCTAATAAATAATCAAAATTAATTTCTTCTTGATTTGTTATATCAGGATTAGCATCAAAATCAATTTCATCTATATTAAAAGTAGAACCATCAGGAAGTTTTTGAATACCTGGATTTGTGTTTATATCTTTAACAACTTCAGTATTTTGACTTTCTTCATATTTAATTTGCTCTTCTTTTTTATTAGTTTCTATACTATTAAATCCCGTAGAATCAATATCAAAATTTAATTTACTTTGAATAGTATAAATACGCTCTCCATTATCTAATTCAAAAGATAAATAAGAAGTTAATAAATTTTCAGATACAAAATCATTATAATTTCCTTGATAAGAAGTTACTACATTATTTTCAATTAATATTATTTTTTTATTAGATTTTAAATTATCTAAATTAACATTAAAATAAGTATCTTTTAAATGTTGTCTAAAGTGTAATATATCTTGATTAAAATCATTAACATTAGCATATTTATTTTTACTAATATAATTAGATTTATCATTTAAACCATAACCATAATATAAATTTCCATTTCTAAAATTAATTAAATTTACTCTTTCAGGAACAGTTTCTAATGATTCTTTAAATTCTTCAAAATTTTTACTAGTACTATAAGTATTTTGAATAAATTGAGTAATATATTCTTCAAAACCATTTTGAGTTAATATATTAATACCTAATAATTTTTCAATTTCAGATGAAATATTATTCTTTTTACCTTTTATAAAAGTTTCTAAAGCAGAAATAATACTATCAATATAAACATCTTGTAATTTATTTCTTTTAACAGGTAGTACTAATTTACTTTTACCAAATGGAATAACTATTCCAGTTTTACCTTCATCAAAAACTTTTGTATTAACTGCTTGTATTACTGTATCATTACTATCATAAAATTTACCATTTTTAGAAATAACAATACCTACACCAGGCATATTAATATTAACAGGTTTTAATTGAGCAGTAGAATCTAAAATAGGAACACCAGGACTTCTACTAATAATTTTAGTTTTAATAGGAGTTTCAGATTCTAATATATATTTACGTAAAGCACGTAATTTATTTTGGTCTTCTTCTATACCTTTAATAGTATTATTTAATCTAGTAGCATTTATCCAACTAACATCATGCAAATATAAACCTTCAATTAATTCATCATTAATTTTAATACCAATAGGAGCATCATCTATAGTTGTATTAGCTCTACTTAAAATAGTACCATCTTCTAAAGTTACTTCACTTAAAGGAACAAAAGTAATTTCAGTTCCTACATTTAAAAATTTAGGACTTAAAATTCTTTTATCAAATTTATCATTAAGTAAATTATTAATATCTTGTTCAGTAACTTCAATATAAGAATCACCATTATTAGTTTGTTTAGGTGTAAAACCAAATTGATATAATTTACTTAAATAAGCTAAAAGATTAGAACCAGTTTCATTATAAGTTTTAAATACAAAACCAGAAGTTTCTGCATTAATTCCTTGTAATTTACCTAATGTATTAAATAATTCTAAATTATCTTGAGTAATTTTATCTAAAGTAAAATTATACAAACCTTTAGGAATATTAAACATAGATAATCTTTTAACTCTATTTAATAAACCTCTATTTTGATATTTTTCTAATATTAATTCTTCATATGAACCTTCAATATTAGTTTCTAATGCAAGATTATATACATTTTTAATTTTATTAAAAACAGAAATTATATTTTCTTTTCCTACTACATTTTCCATAGTAATTATAACTTCTCTAAAATTATAAATATCTACTCCAGCAGAACTTAATTTTTGTAATAAATTAAATAAATCTTTAGCTTGTTTAAGAGTTTTTGCAAAATTAGGAACTGTATCAGGATTATCATCAGATTCAATATCAGTATTATTATCTTCAAATAATTCATCTACAAAACCTGTAATATCTTGTTTTAAATTAGAAGAAATATTATTAATAGAATTAATCTTATCTTTAAATATATTAATTAATCTATTAAGTTCAGATATAGTACTATCAATATCTTTTCCCCATAGAGGATATTGTTGTTTGAGATTAAAGGAAGCATTACTAAAACTATTAGTAAAATTAATTAAATTAGTATGTAATTTATCTACATCTTCATTAGGATTTTCTACTGCATTTTTAATAGCTTGTAAATTATTATCTAATTCAGGTTCATTAAATACAGGAAAATTAGCAGTTATATTTAAATCATTAATTAATTGATTATTATTAATAGGTTCTACAATAGTAGATTGTTGTTCAGTAGGAATATCTACAACAGGAACATTATTTTGTATATTTGTTTCTTCTACAACTTCATTACCTATAATATCAGTTTCAACCTCAACACTATTTTCTACGGGGGAAACATCTATTTTATTTTCAATATTTTTAACAATTTTATTTATTTTATCTTTACTTTCTTTCTTTTTATTATCAATATCTTTTTGTTTTCTTTTATTAACTTCAGCTTCTTTCATATCTTTAAAAACTTTAGCTAAAAAATCTTGATATTCTTTACGAGTAATATTATCTAAATGTTGTTGAACGTTAGCATGAGTATCTTGTAAAATTCCTAATGAAAGAACTTTATCTTTAAATTTTCTATATGCACCAGTTTGTCTAAATCTAGGAGTTACTTTATTTAAACTATCTCTAGTAATAATACCATCTACTAAATAAGTATCTCCAGGAAGAAATTCTGGTTTATTTTTTAAATCAACTTTAGCTTGTTCAATAACAGCTAATGCTTCTTTTTGTCTTTTTTCAATTTTAGTATCTAAATCTAATTTTTCTACTTGAGTACCATAAACTTCATTACTATTTATATATTTTTTACTTTCTAAATATATACGTTCTAATTGTTCAATAGTTTTAACTGCATTTTTAGCTTTAGTTCTATAATCATCTTCAGTTCCTTCATCTTGTCTATTATATAAACCTTTTTCTTCTGCTTCTTCTTTAGATAAATTACCTAAACTATTATATAATTCAATTAAACTATCAGTAGTACCAAGTTCAAAATTTTTATATGCTTGATGATATAATAATCTATTTTGTAAAGTTTCAATTTTAATAGTATCTTTTTCTTTAACTGCATCAGCTAAATTATTATATAATTCAGTTTCTTCTTGTGCATTATAAAATACAGAAGTAACATCATTAATTTTAGATACTTTACCTAAATTATTATTTTCCTCTATTTGTTGTTGTTGTAATATATACCTTTGTTGTCTTATAAAGTTATCAGATACACGATTACTACTAGACTTGACCTTATTTAAAGCGATTTCCTGACTTTTTGCATCCGCTTCCTCACTAGAGTACCCCTCTTGTATTAACTTTGAATAGGCGTTATTATATTCATTCCTGAAAGCCGTATTTTTATAAATAGGTAACATTTTACCGGCTTTTGTTAATGCCGTTTGCCCCGCACCACCAATAAATCCTAATATAGTACTTTCAAGACCTTCTCTACTACCAACATCATTTAATGCATCTTTAAATGTATAATTTTCTTCTACTGCTTGATTTTGAGCAATCATATTAATATTTTCTTCAGCAGCTTCTTGTAAACCTTCTAATCCAATACCTTTTAAAGTTTTTAATCTACTAGGAGCTTCAATTAAAGCTCTAGTTCCTATTGGAGTTTTAAGGAATAAATTAGCACTACTAAGATTTAATAAAATATTAATTCTATTAAAATTAATAGCACTTGCAGCAGCTTCAGAAGCTTTTTGTTTAGCAAGAGTATCAATTTCAACATCACTTAATTTAGAATTTTCAGGATTTGCTCTTAATTCAGTAAGTTTATTATTATAAACTTGATTATAAGTATCTACTCCTATTCCAAAACTTTCTGCTTGATTTAACATTAAGGCATTAGTTAAAGTAGTAGCACCTCTAACAGTATTAATACCTTTATCTCCTAATCTAGTAGCTTTACCTAATGTATTTATCCATTTAGCTGCTTGTCCAGCTTTACTAAAAATAGTACCTACTCCACCACCTGTAACGTAACCTGCTCCTACAAATCCTACAGCAGAAGTAACTAAATTACCTCCTGATTCAAACCAATAAGCAGCATCTCCAATATCTAATGGTTTATCCGGATTTTCTCTATATATAGGTAATGTTTTATTAACATTATCTTGTATAGATTTTAAATACTCTACAACAGTATTATTAATTTGGCTTTCATTTTCATAATAACTATTAATGTCAAAAGCACTAACTATATTACTTAAAACTTCAGGTAATACATTAGCACCAATTCTACCAAACATATTACGTGCTTGTTCCCAATTACTTTGATTTCTAGCACGTTCACCAAAAGCAGCTTCTCGAGAACTAATAAAATCAGTATTAAGATAACCAGCTAATTCATCTAAATTAACTTTAGTATCTCTTTCTGCTCCCGCTTCTACTCTTTGATGTGCAAATCTTGACATACCATCTAATAAACTTATAGAAGAAGTAGTAGGCATACCTAATGTTTTACTATCAGTAGGTGTTTCTACTTTACTAGTTTTCTTTTTAGGGTCAGTATCATTATTATTATCAGCAGAAAACCCCAAAGAATTCTTTGAGGTTATTTCAGCTAATAAATCACTTGTTAAATCTGTACCAGTATTTGGTGTAGATTCTTTTAAATTATCCATAATTTATTATTTATAAAATTTATATATAATCTATAATTGGGTATTATAAAATTCTGTATGTATATGAGGAACTCCATCAACAACATGACGATAAATTTTAGCAATGCCATATTGTTTTAATAAATCAGGATTAGTAGACACTCTAGTATAAAAATCTTCTCCTTCTTTATCAGCTCTAAAATCAATTCCATGTGCATATTTATGTGTACTATTTTGAGCAGATTCTTTTAAACCAAAATGAGTAGCTTCTCCTCTAAAACCACCACTTACAATTAAATTATTTTCTTCAAGAATTTTATCTACATAAGTAGAAATATCTTTATGTACATAAGGATAAGAAACAAAATTAGAAACTTTACTTTTATGTTTAGTTCTTAAATCATATAAATCTTCTGCCGGAACTTTAGATTCTATAGTAACTTTATTACCTGTTGTATTAGTTATATTAATATTATAAGAATTATTATTGTAAATATTTTTTAAATTATTTAAATAACTATTATAATCAGTTCTTTGTACACTAGCATTACTAGTTTGAGTATAACCATTAGTTTTTAAAGATTCTAAATAATCAGCATAAGGATTAACTGCATCTGCTGTTTTATATTTTTTATAATCAGAAGCTAATAATGTAGCACCTAATACTTGTTTAATATCAGAAGGAGTTTTAAAATAAACAGAATTATAATTTTTATCTACACCAACTTCAGTATCACTAATCCAACCAGTATTACCTTTATTATCAGTTGCAAATATTTGCCTAGTATTATTTCTAAATCTACTAACTTCATAATCAACATTTCTAATATTACTTTGTCTAGTAGAACGAGCAATACTTTTAATATTTAATTGTTCTTCATTAGAAGTACCTTCATTAATTTTTAATTTAGCTTCTTCTCCATTAGGTAATACATAAAGATTTAAATTATCTAATTTTTCTCCTTCAGGTTTAGTATTAAAATAAAGTTCTCCCATATCTTTAGCAAGAGATTCTTTATAATAAGTACTAGTATCGGCAACTTCTGCATATAAACTAAACATTAAATCTCTAATTTTAGCATCTTCTTCAGGTTTATTTTTAGTAGGATTATTTGCTATTAATTTAATACTATTAGCATTTTTATCCATTGTAGCATTAGTAAACCAAAGACTATCTAATTTTTCTTTACCTTCTTTAGTTAATTTAATATCTAATCCATATTGAGTTCCATTAACTCTATCTCTTTGAATTAAATATTCAGCAGAAGTTTTATCCCAATCAATATATTTATCACTAATATCAGGTAAACCATAATCATTAACTAATATATCTGCTATACTTCTACCATCAACTTCATATTGTTGAGGTGTCTTTTTAAAAGATTGGTTAAGTATACTTCTCATACTAACATATTGTTTAGAAGTATTTTTAGTAGTTTCTCCTTCAACCATAAAGTAATTCATATCTTGAGTACCATTTAAACCACCTATTTCATCAATACTACCATGTTGTTTTTTAACTTTATCTACTGCATTTAATAAAGCACCTGAAAATAATAATTTATTTTTATAATCTTTATAAAAAGATTTAGGAACACCAAAATTTGTAGAAGATTCATTATTAGCATATGCTTGTACAGCCATAGATTTAAATTCTTCTTCTTCAGGAGTATCATAAAAACTAGCAGAACTTTTAACTATAGTATTATTAATATTACCACTAGAATTAAAAGCATAATCTTCTAAAATATCTAATAAATCTTTATCATAACCTATTTCAGAAGGTCTTAAATAATATTTACCATCTTTTATAATAATATCATTATCATAACTACTTCTCATTTTACCAGTTCCATCAGGTAATTTTTTATTAAATAATGTGTTATTTTCTTTGTTATATAAAGATGTTACATCTATTAAAGAATCTCTATCATTATTTAATATTTCTTTATTAGTTTTAATAGTTTCATTTACAGATTCATTATAATATTTATTATAAGTTTCAGTTAATCCAACATTAGATTTTTTAGCTAAATCTTCAAATTGTTTATTAATAATTCTTTCTTGTTCTTCAAAAGCAGCAATTTTATTATCTAATTCAGTTACTTGTTTATTCATTAAATCTAACTGTTGAGGACTTATACCTTTACCTTCATTAAGTTGTAAATTATAAGAAGCTATTTCAGCTTGAACTTTTAATCTTTCATCAGATAATTGTTTCTTTTGAGTATTAATATTATTAATATCAATAGTATTATAATTAGGTTTAACTTTAAAAGGCTCAACACTAATTGCAACATTACTTTCTTCTTGTGTTTTAGCAGCATTATTAGAAGCACTAGTTTTTAAAGCTTCCATTAATAACTTATCTTCTAATGTAGTAAGTTCTTCTTTTCTATAACCATATTTAGCAACAGGAGCTTCTAAAGCTTTAACTTTTTCAGTTTGTTTAATATATTGATTAATAAAATCAGAAGGATTTATTTCACCATTATCTATTTTAGCTTGTATTTCTCCATCACTAATATTACTATTACCAAACACTGCTTCTTTTACAGTAGGACTTAAAATTCTATTAAGATTTTCAGCAGTAGGAGGAATTTGAGAAGCTTTAAATTGAGCATATTCATCTAAATATTGTTTAGTTTCTAAATCAGCTTCCATATAAGCCATACCTGCTTGTGCTAATTCATCTTCTGTAACAACTTCTCCTTTTTTAAAACCTAAATATCCTGGTATTTCTCTATTAACAATTAATTTACCTGTAGTTGGGTCTGTAACAACATAACCATCAGCTTTCCAATCATCCATTAATTTTAACAATTTTTCTTGTACATTAACATCTTTAATAATAGGTCTTCCACTTACTTTAGGTCTAGTAATAGTACCATCTTCATTAAATCTTATTCCTTTATGATTTAATCTATTTTGTTGTTTAGTCCAATTAGCTCTTTCAGGGTCTTTAATAGCTTCATCTATTTGAGCATCTAAATCTGACATTTGTTGTGCTTCTGTTACTAATTCATAACCACCAAATTTATTATAAATATCATGAGCTAACTGTTTAACATTTAATACATTATCTTCATAATTATCTGCATTTATTTTAGATAATACATTATTAGATTTTCTAATCATATCATCATAAACAGATTTAGAGTCCGTATTGGACTCTAAATATGGCATTGTTTTTAATATATTTTCTAATTCATTTTTTGAATCTTTAGCAAAAAGATAATCATCTTCTTTTTGTTTAAAAAATGCTTTACGTTCTTCTATTGGAGGAGGAACAAAAGGTCTAGGAGTATTATCATAATATAAATCCCCTAATAATTTACTTCTTTGAGGTTGTAACATAATTATATATTAATTAAAATTAGCATCAATTCTTCTAGGTAAATAAGTAGTACCAATAACAGTATTATTATTATTAAAATTAGTATCTATTCTTTTACGTCTAGGATTAACAGTATTACTAGGTTTTGTAAAATATTTACCATATTTAGCTTTTAAATAAGGATTATTCATAAGATGTCTAGCTTTAACACCAGTAGGGTCATCAAGTAATTCTAATAACATAGATTCATCATAATATGCATTATAATCTCTTCTAGTTTGTCCTTCTTTAAAATCACTACTCATATCTGCTAAATTTGCAGAAATTCTACTATGAATATCATTAGCTCTAGTAAATTCTAACATATTATTATTATTATCTGCATCAATATTAATATGTTCTACTTGTTGTTTATTTAATTTATTTTGATTCTTTAATTGATTTTCAATATTTTCTTTTTGTCCTAATATATTATTAGTCTGTTGTAAACCTCTTAATCTAGCAGAAGATATATTAGCTCTTGCTATATTACTATTAGATGTATTTTTATAAATATTATCTGTAATAGCATTTATTTCATTTTTAACTTCTGATAATTGAGGATTAATATTATAGTTAGTATTTAAATTAACTGCACTTTTTCTAATAGGTTTAGCTAATTTAGGAGTATTAAGAGTTAATAACATATTACCTGCATTATCAGCTAAAGTAGGTAATATATCTTTCCACATTTGTTTATTATTTTTAGATAAATAATTATCTGTATCTCCTAAATTCATAGTACCATTAGCATATTTAGGAATTTTACCACCATTAGCTAGTTTATCTAATTCAGCTTGACCTTCTTCAAATTTAACTTCTTCTTGTTTAATTTTAAGAACTTCTTCAGCCATATTAAGACCTGCTAATTTACGTTCAATACTATTACGAGATTTAGTATCATAATTTTTATCTAAATCTTTTTCTAATTTATTACGTTTTTTAGCTAATTGTTTCATTCTATTAGCAAATGATACACCTTTTTCATCTTTTAATCTTGCACTAAAAACCATATCACCATCAGGTTGTTCTACCATAACTTCTTTATCTTCTACTTCAGCAATTGGTTGATTACCTTTATGTAAAGTAACTCCATAAGAATTATCAATAGTTTTTTCTCCATGTTTATTACCTTGTACTTCAACAACTCCATCAGCAATAGGTTTTAATTTACCTCCTGTTGTGTTATATTTCCCCATAGATGATAATGTTGGAAGTTTACCACCATCAGCATAATAATCAATAACATCATCAATATTTTTAGTATAATCATCAAAACTTTGAGCATCACTAACAGATTTTTCTTTCCACATTTGATTTAAAGCATTACTTCTAGCTTTAATAGGAGCACCTCTTTGTAATGCTCCTTGAATTAATCCCATTCCTACATTAACTCCTGCACCAATTACAGCAGGAGAAATATATCTTTTTCTACTATTTAATCTTGGTTTTCTCATAACATTTATTGTATTAATTTTACCACCATCACCAAAAAGAGGAACTATTTTTCTTGTATCTCCATCATTAGCTCCTATATTATCAGGAGTACTAACAGTTTGTGTTGTTCTCCATTTGTTAGATTTACTACCTCCACTAGTTTCTACTTTATAAGCTTTAGGGGTTCTAGCTTTACGAATAACCTTAACATCAGAATATAAAGTATTACTACCAGTCTTTATAGATGCACTAGGTAAAGGTTTAATAGCTTCAACTTTTTCTCTAGGTTTACTATATGTAGCAGTTGGTTTAGTACTATATGTAGCAGTTGGTTTATTAGTATATGGTTTATTAGTAGTATTTGTATTTGTACTTGTATTATTTTTAGTTTTATTCAAATAACTTTGAGGAACTCCATCAGTACCATATTCTTCTACTCTTTTAACTTTTTCTTTTTCTGTTAATAAATCAAAAGGTTTAACAGCTAGTTTATCATATTTACTAAAACTTATAACATCTCTTTTATTTCCATCATTTAAATCATATCCTTCTATTTTTTGAGGCTTAATTCTTTTATCTAATATAATATTAGGTAAATCAGTATTATAACCTATATAAGCTAAATCTTCAATAGTTAAATATCGATTATCATCTATTTTTTTTAAAACAGGTTTATTATTTACATTAATATTACCATAATTAGTAGTACCTTTACGAGGTACTGTAGGTTTTAAATAAATATCTCCTTTACTATCTTTATATATATTTTTTTTTAATTCTTCTAAATCAACATAATTAGGATTTATTTTAATATCATTATTATTAAAAGAATATATATTACCATATAATTGAGAATTATTATTAATATCTGATTTAAAAGAACTAGTTTTTTTATATTTTAATTCTTTAAGTTTATTCTCAAATTTAACTGTACTATTATAAACAACTAAACTATCTCCTCTAGTTACTGGTTTAATTTTACTTTTATTTTTATCAGGTTGTTGCATATTTTATCTTTTAGAAATTCTACTTTTTACATTAACTTGATTAATATATACATCATTAGTATTATTATTAAACATAATTAGGCGTATAACTACAAATGTACCAATAAATTTTGACTTATCAAAAAAACTTTTGTTAAAATTTACATTATTTTCAACTAAGTCTCCAACACTATCAACTATGGGGAAATTAGAATTAATTACAACATCTCTAAATTCATTAAAATTCCAAACACCTTCTACATTTCTACAATTTACAAATTGTTCTAAATTAATAACTCCACTACATTGATAATCACTATAAATCATTATAGCATCAATAGTATTATTATATAATCTAGCTTGTTCTATTGTATAAACAACACTTTCCCAAGTTACAGCTTGATATAATTTACTTAAATCTAATCTTCCATTAAATATTAAATCAATATAAGATTGATAATTTTTATTATAAAATAATCCTCTATTAACAGATTTTTGATTATGTATATAATTACTAAAATTAAAATTAATATTAATTACAGCTCCTTCTTCATCTAATTCAAAAGTAGGGTTATTATAAATACTAAATAAACCTAATTGATTAAAATAATAAGCATTAGGATAATAATCATGTTCACATACCCATACTTTATCATCTAATTGAAAAGATAAAGTTTTACTTTTATTAATAAAATAACGTTCATCATTATATATTAGTCTTTTTGGAAAAGGTATTTCAATAACAGGATAATTAAAAGTAAAACCAGTAACATTATTATCATTAGAAACTAATACAGTGTTATTAAAAATAGTTAATATAAAATAAGGAGTATCTACTCCATTATTACTAATAGTTAAATAATAATCTTTACCTTCTATTAAATTAGCTTCACTTAATTTTAAATTTATATAAGATATATAATTAACAAATGTAGCAAAACGATTAATACCTATTAAAACATGATTAGGGTCTGTTACAGTATTTACAAATATACAAGATACATTAAATAATTGAACATTATTAATATCTCTATAATTTAAAGAAGTAGTATTACCATTTGAAGGTTGATTATTTACATTTACTTGAATACCATTAACTAAACTTGTTTTATTATAATAAAACTCTCCATCAAATGTATAAGTAAAAGGTCCTACTTCTTCATCATTTTCTACTAATTCAGGAAATTTAAATTCATAATATTTTTTAGTAAATAATAATCTATTATTATCTTCATCATAACCTACTAAATGACCAATACTATTAAAAGGATTATCAACTCTTTGTTTTTTACTAAATCTATCTAAAATATAATAAAATTTAGTATCCCAATTAGCTTCAAACCAATTAATCATATTAGCTTTACTAATTTCAGTATATTCATCACCTATTAAAAATATTTTACCTTTAATTTGATCTACAACTACATAACCACTAGGACAAATAATACAAGCAAATTGATTAGTACATCCTATATAACCTTTATTAGTATTAAATTTAATTTCATCAGGTGTTCTATCAAATATATCTCCTTCTCCTAAATAAGTACTAGTACCATCTGTATTAAGTTTATCTTTTAGAGTAGCTACAAATAAACTATATTTTTGTTGAATAAATAATTGTTTATTAGTACCTCTTATTGCTATAATTTCTCCTCTATCATTAAGCATTTCATAATAATCATTAGCTCTAAAAGTTCTTAATACATTAGTTTGTAAATTTTCATTAGGAATTTTAGGAGTTCTTGCTACTCTAAAAGGAAAATAATTAATAAAAGGTTTTAAACTATTATTAGCTATTGCAACAATTAAATCATTTAAACTTCTAAAAACATCTTCATTAAAAAAACTTAAATTAAATTCAAATGTATTAACTAAACCACTTTCACTACCATCTCCATCTAATTCATAAATTCGATTATAAGGTCTATCTTTTTCTATAAAAACACTAGAATTATTATTAATATTCCAAATACCTTTTATATATAAATCATTATATATTATTCTTCCAAATATAGAAGTACCTAAAAGTATACCAGTAGGAACCCTAATAATATTATTAGTAAAAATATCTCCATTATCTGATAATATTTTATTAGATTCATTAATATTAACTCTTCCTAAAGATATAAATTCTTTTGGATTAAATCCACTATACAAATTTTTTTGTAAATTTAATAAAGTAACAGATAATGTTTTTTTATAACAACCATCTGATTCAGTTATATCAAAATCTTCATATAATCTAGTAGTACTATTATATAATTCTATATTATCAATTCTTGAACTAAGACCATTAGGACTATAAATTAATAAAGGATTCCATTTTTCATCAGGTAAATCTGTGTAACCCCCATCATCTGTTTGTAGATAATTTTTAGCTTTTAAAAATATACCTTCTTCAAGAAATTGAGTTTTAGCAGCAATATTATTACCAGGAACATAAATTAAATCTTTAATAATTCCATATTTTTGTGTTTCTTTTATTTTACAATAACCGGTAAAATTAGAAATAGAATTTACACTTTCAAAAGTACCTTTATCATCTAATTCTATTTCTATATCATTTCCACTCCTTACTCTTGTATGAGTTATTCCATAATTAGCTTTAATAATTTTAGCAGATATTGTATTTTTATAATAAGATAATGTAGAACTCCATAATTTTGAAAAACCATGTTGAATATAAATATGTCTTAAAGATTGTCCTCCATCTGCTTGAGGATTATCATAATTAGCATGAATAAATTCACGATTAGTACCATCTATATCCATAGTTCTTGTTTCTCCATGATGTATAAAAGGTATATCTTCTACTAATCTATTTCCTTGTTTTCTTTTAACTATTAATAATCTATATCCTTGCATTTTTTCTCTAACTTTTTCAGGAAAAACAGTATTAAAATTATTTAAATATACACCAAATTTAGGAATATAACCTTGAAAAGTTACAGAATTATTTAAATCATTTTTATGAGTATGTCCTAAAGGACAAGGTATTTTTTTAATAATATTATCTAATCCGGGAACTCTAAAATATTTAATAGGAGTATTTCTTAAATCTGTTCCTCCTAAAGGATTATTATTATAATCAATTGTACTATTAAAATCTTCTATATTAGGATAAACTTCTTCATTTTCCCAAAAACCCCATTTAAGAGCTACTTGAGAACTATCTCCATTAGATATAAAAGGTGGAGGTAATACCCAATCTCCTGAATTAATAATATGAAATTTTTTATATTCATTAGCATCTAATTCATTTAAACCTAAATTATTTAAATCTGTTTGAGTTAATATATTTCTTTCAGTATTATTATTAGGTTCAGGACCAATAAGAGGATAAGCTTTACCAAATTCACCAGTTAACCATTGAGGTTGTATATAAATAGCATAAACTTCATCAGGACAAAGAGTGGGATGAGTAAATTTTTCTTCTTCATCAATTATATATTGTAATTTAAGTTCTAATCTATTTACATATTTTTGTATTTTTATTTCTTCTTCTATTGCTATATTACCTATAACTAATTGATTATTTTGAGTAGTCATAGTTTTAACTCTATTATAAAATATAGTAGGTACTATTAAATTATCTAAAGTTGTAATAGTAAAATCAGTTAAAGAAGATATAGTATAATTTAATTGACTATTATTATAATTAATAGGAAAACTTTCATATCCTACTAAACCATTATCAGTATTAATAATTAATCCAATTTTAAGTTGATCATATTTATTATCTAATTCAGTTAAATTAATAATTACAGGTCTTCTATTTTTTTCATTCCATTGAAAAGTAGGATAAGCTATATGATGAACAGGATAATAAGGAGTAGTAGATATATTATCCGGTAATACATAACAAAAAGTAATATAAACTATATCTATAGGAATAGTACTATTTGTACCATATGATATTCTTATATTACCTTCTATTGTATTAATAAATAAATTTAATAAATTTATATCATCTGGATTAACTAATTCATAATTAACATCTACTTCAAAACCTAAATTATTAAGATTAATTAATTTAGGAGTATTACTATCTAATGCTACACCATCACAAAAAGCTATTATTAATTCTTGTTTAAAATTATAAAAAAATACTCCTTCAATAGGATGATTAATTTTAAAACCAAGATAAATACTTCTTATTACAGGAATATATATTAATTCTTCATTATTAAAGTACCCAATACAAGAAAAATCACCATCTATACTTAATATAACAGTTTCTTCATTTGTACTTATAACTCCAATAACTTCTCCAGGAATATCAACTTGTTCTATAAATCCATATTCATTAGATACAGAAGTAAATCCTTTTGTTAATAATATATTACGAGCAAACTCCCACATTCCTGCAGGAGTTTTACTTCTAGTAGTATCTCTACTTAAACCTTTAAATTGTTCCATATTATTATTATGTTAATGTATATAATTAAGACTTTGTAAGTCTCCTAATATACTATTATTCCACATTTCAGTAAATTCTTGATATTCAGGTAAACTCATCCAATTAATAGAATTTCCAGCTCTAGGATAATGTTTTTCCCATAATTGATATGCTTGTTCATAATTTAATATAGGATGTTTATAACCTATTAAAGCTAATCTCATAATAACATAATATTCAAAAGCTTGAATAAAATCAGCATTACTAGGAGCTAAAGGATATCCTTCATCATCACATGGAATACCTTTATATATTAATAACACCTTACCGTTATAAAATGATGTTTCTAAAAATCTACCATTTATATTACCATAAACACTTTCATGTTGAGGTAATTTAATTTCATGTCCTATAAGAGGGTTATTTCTAATAGTTAAATGTTTTAAACAACTTCTTTTAGAAAAAGAATTTAAATTAGTATCAACCCATAAACTATGTATACTTTCAACATCACAAGGTAAACTTCCTTTATGTTGATTAATATTTATAACATAATGTTTATGTATATAATATTTAGGAATACCTATAATACTAATAGCATCTTCAATCCATTGAGGAAAACTATCAACAAAATTAGTAGATTCTAATCCAATACCATTTAAAATTCTACCAATTAATTGTTTAGTACTTATATAATTTACGTGCATATTTTAAATTTATTAGGATTATTAAATCTTTCATTAAATGCATCTTTATTTAAACTTTTTCTAAATTCTTGTAATTTAGCAACAGCTCCTGTAGTACCTCTTAAAGGAACAAAAACATAATTTCTAATATTAGGTAAAATTAAAGCAGGTCTTAAACCATAACTCCAATTAAACCAAAGACTATCTTCACTACTATGATAAACAAGCCAAGGAACTCCATTATAAGGTTTATTTTCTTTTAATGCTTTTTCAGCATCAGCTTTCATATAAGGAATTTTACCTTGTTCTATTAATTTTTGTTTATTAATAAGACTTTTATTCCAATCAGGTCTTTTCTTTTTATCTTTAGCATTAATAATTTTAATAGTACCTATAAAATCATCTCTTAATTGATAACCTTTATATATTAATGCATCTACTATTAATTCGTTAATTCTTTTAATAATATAAAAGAAAACTTTAATATGTAATTTTTGACCTTTAATAACTTTAAGTCTAGCTTCTTTATTATTAATTAATTTAGTAGTATCTCTTAAAGCTATTAAATTAATATTAGCATATTCTTCTGTTGCATTTAATGGAGTTTTAATATATTGATGTTCCCCATTTAGAAGAAGGTTGTAGTCTACACAACCTACTAATTTATCTCTATTATTTTCAAAAAAATCATTAATACTTTTTAATGTAACTTTAAGTTTTTTAACTTCTTTATCTAATTCTTCAAGTTCTACATTAATTAATG